ATGAAAGAATTTCACGGTGAAAAACGATACAAAGATTACCTGTTAAAGCGTTACAGCATTTCTCGTGAAGGTCATCTTCTGAAAGATACTCATGGGGAGGTTTACCGGATTCGACCGAAGAAAGAAGGGAGGGATTATTATTTCGTCGATGGTGTGACAGATTTAAAGATTGACGCTTTGAAGTTTGCAGTGCTGTATCATTATGATATCTGGGATTCAGTCCACCAGCTACGATTAAAAGACGGTGACCCCGGTAATCTGAAGGCCACCAATATCATCACAAAACGTTAGTTTGTTTTACCATCATCAATCGTAATTGTGATTTCATATTTGAAAAGCTTAATGCTGAAATTGAATCGTGTACTTTTGGCGATAATCATTTTTAAAAGCTGATACACCAGAAGCACCAGAAACACAAAGCAACCTAAGCTTGCGAATCTGTGAGATTCAGCAATTGTTTCAAGAAAGCCATTAATTCCCCTTATTTATCAAAGGGAATGACCTGTATCAGCCCCTATAACCATAATATCATGTAAATGAGATGTTGACAATATGTTATAAATATGTTAAAGTTAGTTATAAGTCAAAGATTTTAAGAAGGAAAATTTAATGAGACACACAGTTACGCGCCTTTTGCCAGAGGCATATTCCAGACTGGCAGCAATCAAAGACAAATACCCAGCCATGAGCCACACAGCACTTGTTGGTGAGATTCTGAAGGAACACACAGCCCTTACACCGTTTGACGCTATCAAGGACGTTGCAGAGGGTTCTAAGGCTATCCGTATCACAGTAGAGCAATTGGATGAACTGAGAACACAAACTAAAGGTACAGGCTGCTCAATGATTCAGGTCTTGAGCGATAAAGTTTGCAAGCTAGCCGATAAATTGGGGGTTTAATGTATGACTTTTATAAACATCGTGACCATTTGGTAAGATTTGACGGTAGAGTCTGGAAAGACATAACAGAAACCAATAAACCCAAGTTTACCCACCAGCAATTAGCCTCAAGATTTGATATCTGGACTGAAGCACAAAAAGATAATGGTGATTTCGAGTTTATCAGGGGTTTTGATTATGCTTACGAAGACGACCTTAAAGACGCCATTAAATTAATTGAAAATTTTAATGGAAATAATTCTGGTGACAAACACAAAGCCAATGGTAATCGGTATGACAGGGAGTTAATTCTTGATGCCATTTCCAGAGGTCAATCACAAAGTTATATTTCTGAGAAATACGGCTTATCACGTAGTCAATACTACAAGATTAAAGCGTCTGTGTAAGCCTGTGAGAATGAGTGAGACTCAAAGATGAGCTACCCTATTACTAAGGTGTCTCACTCCCTCTGTAACCCGCATGGTTACTGGCCTCAGAATGGCTATTTTGGCAGATTTAAGATGTGTTTTAGAGGAATTTAAAAATGAATAATTTCCCAATGCAAATTTTCGTTGATAACGACACCGCCATGATGATTCAGGCTTTCACTGATGTAGGTGTTAGCATTGACTTTGATAAGTTGTTAGAGTTAATGGCTGATAATGCGGAAAGCATCTCTGACTTTATTCACTCGGTGGAGTTTAACGAGCCTCGAATGATGCTACCAATTTCAGACAGCAACATGAAAAGATTGGTTATCGAGCAAACGAACAGATACAACGTTAGCCCTGAAAGATATCTCAAGGCAGCTATAGCAATTTTGTGCGCTGACAATATTTTGGTGACGGATTCCGTGAGGGTTCACTAATGACGTTAATTGTATTATGGACGCTGTTAGGCTTATTTGTTGGCTGCATTATTAACAATGCGGTAAATAAGAATTGATGTTACCAATCTGTTAAAAAGCTGTTGACAAATAACCTTAAGCATGACATAATTTTAATTATAGAGAGAATTGCTCTCTTATTTCTTTCAACAATTCCATCTACATCTAGGGATAGTTATTCTGAAAGGTGCAATGCTTTTCGCTACATGGCCTCTTATATAACCTGAGAGGTCATCTCGAAAAGTACTCTTGTTCATTCGTTATTGAATCCTTTAGATGTTTTAATTTCTTCACCTTAGCCCTTTATAGCGTTTTAGTTATCTAGGGCTTTTTCAGCTTTTAAAAAGCATACTTGGCAAACCGCCTTTTAAGCCTCTTCTAAGTTCGAGGATGTCAGGTGTGCTTTTTAAAAACTGAAACATAAATTATTTTAGAAGAGGAAAAAATAAAATGGAAAGCCTATATATTAACGGCAGAAAGATTGATAGCTTCAGTGACTGGTCGCCACAGACTGAACATCCAGCTATCACTATCCAGCGCAAAGAACACGATGAAAGAATTGCACTTGAGCAAGAAATCCGAATGTCACCAAAGGTAATTTCCTTTGTGTCTCCTGAGCCTCAAGAGATGCCTGATGTATGCAAGAGTGAAGCACTATTTGAGCTTGAGCGTGAATATTACCCACAGTTAAAAGAACAGCGCCTTAGACTAGATGACGCTTACAGCAAAGTTACCCTGATGCAATCAGCTATTGAGCCATCAGAATTTGAGATTCAGGATGAATTGTCACAGAAACCATTTGTCTATTACCAATACGAAGACAATGATGGTTTTGGTACTTTTCCTGAGAATATCCCAGACGTGATTAATAGTCTTCCTGATGGATATCGAATTGTGAAGATGGTTAAAGCTTCAAGGGGTGCTGGTCAGTTTATTTATATGACCAATAAGAGCGATGAAGAACTCGCTGAACTTGCTAGACAGAACATCTTGGCATCACGTAACAAGCAGCTTGATAGTGCTAAGTTGTGTCTTTCAAGAGAGCTTCAGGTTATGAAAGGGATTGTGAAAGAATATGAAGATGCTAAGAAGGTTGCTATGCAGGCTGATATTGAGCAGCTTACGAAGATTTCTCAGAAATATGCAAAGGCACTTTGACTATGAATTAAAAGAGGTGATTAATGTTTGAAGAACGTTTAGAGACTATTCGGTCTGTTTGTGAAAGCTTAAAGTTACAAACTAAGCCAGCCTTAAGAATTAAAAACAAACATCATGTTATCACCTCACACAAACCAAAAACACACAAGATTCCAAAGTGGTGTATTGACCGTATTCCTTCTGATGCTCAAATCATAGGTGAAACGGAATTACATTATCTTGTCCGACATTAAAAAAGAATTGGTTGGGTAAAAATCAACGGGAGAGATTATCGAGTGACATCGGTAGCTCTCCCTTTTTTGTATATGAACACTTAAGAGGTGAAACATGAATGAGCAAATTCACAGTTGATAGTTTTATCGTTGAGCTAGGCTTCAGCGAGAACGTTATTAAGGGATTGCAAAGAGTTGAAAAGGCAGCTTTGCAGTCAGCACAAAGAATTGAACGTAATTTGAATAGAGCGTTTAAGGTCGATACCAAGCAACTTGACAGTAATCTGACAAGTTCTTTAGGGCAACTTGAAAGGAAGTTTAATAAGACCTTTGATAAGATTGAACAGAGAGCAAGAAGCACAAAAGCATTTCAGTTTGCCACCAGATTTAATGACACTGTTAATCCTCCAAAACAATCAAGACAGCCACGAATTAGCGGCAACAGAGCAATCACAGCAGCGCATAGCGTGAATATGAGCAAACTTCGTGACTTTAATCCTATGCTTGAGAAGTATTTTAAGAGCCAGTATTACAGCTTAAGCAGTAAATCCAAGACACTTGGGAACGAAGCTTTTAATCGTGAGTTAGCAAAGTTAAATCAAAATCTACGTGAAACACTTTCTAAGTTTAACAAGAACACCAGCAAAAATAATCACAGTGAAAATGCTTCGAATGGTCTGGATGTATTAGCTACAAGTGCAATCAAAGCAGGTACAGCCATTTATAGTTTTCAGACAGCCTTAGAAGCTTACAGGCGGATTATGGAGATTGGTCTGAAAAAAGAAGCATCACAACGAGCGGCACAATTCGTTTTAGGTGATGAAGGTGCTAAACGAGCTACAGAATTTGTTAAGAATCTTGCTAATAATACTGGTGTAGACCAGATTGAAACATTAAGTAGCTTTGCTAAGTTTTCCGCTGGTGCTGGTGATATGAATGCAGACCAGAAAGAATCCTTATTTTCTAATGTGATTGGTACATCCCGACTAATGGGTTTAAGCACTGATGAAATTAACGGGATTCTGAAAGCTTTTGAGCAGATGGCGAGCAAAGGCAAGATTCAGGCTGAAGAATTACGCGGTCAGTTAGGGGACAGAATGGCAGGTGCTTTCCAGTTATTTGCCAGAAGCCTTGGAATGACTACCGAGCAATTAGATGCAGCTATGAAGAACGGTAAAGTTCTTTCTAAAGATGTTCTTCCTAAAGTATCCGCTGAAATGGGAAGGATGATTGATAAAGCTGGTGGATGGGAAAAGATTATTAACTCTACTCAGACGCAGTTAGGCCGCTTAAGTAATTCATGGAATAATAATCTGGCCTTAATGTTCGACGGTTCACAGGAAGGGTTAACAGACTTTACAAGGTCACTGACTAATTTACTTAATTCACTAGGTGGTCAATCTAAAAATCTTGGTGAACATTTTGGCGACCTGATGAAAAGCATGTCAAACGGTATTGATGATTTAACCACGATTAGCTACCGAGTGCAGGGATTCTTTGACAGAGTGACCCTTGCTTACAGAGAATTAAATGACACTCAAAAAGCTGTAGCTGATGGTATCGCAAATGGCCTGTTAAGTGCATTAAAGGGACTTGCTGGTATTGTCGCTGTAAGGTCTGGTATTGGTGCTGTAGGTGGTATCTGGAACTTAATTAGGGCTATTTCCACGCTTGGAAATGTAGCAAATACAGCAGCAGGAAGAATTAATTCACGTTCCGGTAGTGTTGAAGGTGGTAAAGGAAAATTATCTGTAGCTGATGCAATTACCAAAGTAATGATTGTCGGTATGGCAACTGATGTGATTAACTCCATTGTTAAACCGTTCTATGAACGTCAGATGAGTAAGTCAGATAATCCAATTGACAAAGTTGTAAGGTCAAAGGTGGAACCTACAGACCAAGCATTGTCTGGTGACATGAACTCTTTAGCCGCTGTTTTATGGGCTATGGTTCAGGGCAAATCAAAAGATGTTCCACAGCTTTCACCTGAAGCATTAAGTAATCTGAAAGGTCGAGTGGAAACATTCACACAAGATTTAAAGGTTATCAAGCCGTCAGTAAATATTCAGCCTCAGACAATCAATATCACAACTCAGACGGTACTTGATGGAAAGGTTATTGATGAAAGAACCACATCGCATATTAATCGTATGCAGGAAGATACCTTGATTAGCTCAGCTTACCCAGAGGAATAAACAATGTTAGAACTACTAATATTTATTGCCACACATGGCAATCTATTAATCTTTATCTAGTATGACGATTCAACTATGAATAGTCGAATGCTACGTGATTTCTTCTGAACAGATACCAACATCAAAAATTAGATTTCACGTAGCTCACGCTTAACAGAATAGGAATAACAACAATGTTTGACACAAAGCAAATTAGATACTCAGGTAAAGATGGTATCTATTTTCACCTTAGAGATAATGTAGAATCTTTTCTTGCCTTAACAGCTACTGAACAGATGGACTATGACTCACCGATGATGGTGACAACTCAGGCTATGCAATCAGGGCAGACTGTAACAGATAATGTAATGCGTTCACCTAGAACTATTTCAATCAGTGGTGTGGTTGTGGTTGGTGAATCCGGTAGTATCCTTATCTCAAGAGATAATAAGCTGGTGGAAAACTTCATCGACACTCTTGAAAGCTGGAGAGACCAGAAACAGATTATTTCGGTCATCTGTAGAGACGGTATCAAGATTGATGATTCCATTATCACGAGCTTTAAAGCCTCTAAAGATGTTGGTATTTCAAACGGACTAAGAATCCAGCTAACTTTTCAGGAAATTAACTTCAAAGCCATTGTAGGGCAAACTGATGTTTCAGCAGCTACTGGCAAAACTGCTACCACGAATGACGGTGGTGCTACCAGTAAGAAGAATGCAGGTAACGTGACTACTGAACGCAATAACGCACCTATGCTGATGTGTCAGGAGCTATATAATCGCTCTGCGAGTGAACTCACTAATGAGCAACTTCAAGCCCGTATCACTTGTGGTAGAAGTGTCAAAGTTGAGAATGGAAAAAGCACCTTCTCAGATGCCGCTAATGAGCAAGCTTCAAAGGTACTCAAGTCGGGTAATGCTTTACGGAAGTTTTCTGTGAATCCGAATAAGAGATTCTAAATCTCTACTACATCAACATCTATCAAACCCCTCTCAGTGACTTCAGAAAGCGACTGTATAGCCTCTGTAACGTCTTCTGAGGGGTTTTCTGTTATTGATAGGTCAATTACCTTACCGTTGTGAAAAGTTACTTTGCAGCGACGTTTAGCGGTATTTAAAACTACCTCTTTAACAGCACTTTTGATTATCAGTTGTGCTTCAATCCTTCCCGCCTTTGTAGTCAAGTCACAATCAGACAAACAACCCACATCAATAGACTTAAGCCGCTGTGTCTCCTTCTCGATATCCGCATCAACCTGTGATAGCTCACCTTTTAACTGTTTTAGTTTGCTGGTAATAGCGGACAAGTCTTCAATTTCAAGTGATAGCTGTACCAGCTTTTCAATATTGCTTGAGATGTGTTCACGGTGTAGCTTCAGCGTATCTATGGTATTCGTCGTATCGCTATCAAATCGGTCAAGACGAGATAGCAGGGTAAGCAATGTACCATCGGTTTGCTTACGTGACAGCCCTTTAGCACTACAACGGTTTTCATTACGAAGAGGACAACGATAAATCCCGTTTCTTGTATCGCTAAAGCCTGTGATAATCAGAGCATGACCACATTCAGAACAACGGATAACACCTTTGAAAAGATTCACACTCAATGGTTTAGCTGAAACAGGTTTTCGACCGTAACGAGAATGTGATAGTTGTTGAACTTTGTAGAATGTTGTTTCATCTATAATTGCAGGATAATAACCAGCTATCTCCTCACAGCCTTTAGGTGTGAAGTAACCAATTACAGAGCGATTCTTCAGAAGGTCTTGCACTGAGGTTTGACCAAACTTACCAGCTTTGTACTGGTTAAGCGTCTGGTGACCTTCATCATTAAGAGCCTTGACAATCGCCCAGATAGATTTGCCCTCTAACCGTAGCTGAAAGCATCTCTTTACTGTCTCTACCTTCTCAGGGATTATAGAGAAGCTTTTACGGTCATCATTAAGCTTAAGCCATGCAGGACAACGTTTAGAAATCTTGATACCAGCTTTAGCAGCTTCTTTCTTTGCATCCCATGCAGCTTGGATACGCTCAGCCTTACGTAATGATTCCTCATGCGCCCTTTGCATTATCAAAATGCTTTTAATCAGAGCTAACGGGTCTTTAAGAGACTCACTTGTGTAATGTTCACCATCGGACAGGGTGACTACATCTACACCAGAGCGAAGAATGTTTCGTAATAGCTCACTTGCTCGGTCTACGGCCTGACGTGACAAACGGTCTAAACTCTCGATTAGTAGTGTATCACCAGCTTTAACAAGCCCTTTCTCGATAGCGGTTAAGAAGTCACCTAAACCACCTTTCAAGTGCTTACCAGTGAACCCACTCACTCCCAAATCACGAAAAGATAAGTCTTGGTCAAGGTAGTACTCAGGATGAGCCTTAAGCCAATCTGTAACCATCTTAGATTGTCTGCGGAGTGAGTCGCCTTTAGCTTGCTTCTCTGATGAGAAACGAATGTATGAAATGACACGTTTCATTGTTTACCACCTCAAAACTGATACCTAGATTGTATCGCTTTAGGTAGTGTATTTAAACGTGTCTAATAAAAATCACCCGATTAACGCCGCGCTGATGTAAACCGCGATTAAGAGTTTGTTCCTCTTCCCCTTTGGCGAAAAACTGTGGATGGCGGACTTCCACACCATAATTAAATTCGCCAGGGAGAGAATCGAGAAAATGCCAAAGCGCAGGCAGCTCCCGTGGGCCGAATGTGGCAGGCAGTTGCAGCCAGTATTGCCCAATGCGCGGAGTCAACGGTGACATGCGGGTCAAAAATTCAGTCACTAAATCATCGCAATGTCGTAATGCTGCCTGATGCGAAATGGTCGCCGGAAACTTAAAACAGAAGCGGAAGTCATCTGTGGTCTGTTCACGCCAGCGCAGGACAACCTCGGGTTTCGGCAGGGCGTAAAGCGTGGTGTTGCCCTCCACGCAGTTAATGTGACGGCAACTACCATTAAAATAACTGATATTTAAAGATATTATTTCAGAGTCTGGCTCTATGGGGCATGTATGGGACACTCTCTGTCAACTGCTTATTGAGTAGTTCTATTTGCCCGATATTGTTATCTTCCATCCATGCACCGTAAACGTTGAATACCATTTGTGCATTTGCATGGCCCATTTGGTTTGCTATGAAGCTTGGATTCGCTCCTGCCGATAATGCCCAGCAGGCATAAGTATGCCTGGACTGATAGGCTTTTCTGTGCCGCAGTCCTGCTCGCCTTAATGCAGATGCCCAGGAATCTCTGATGGAATCTGCTTTATAGTGGTGGCCGACGTGCTGGCATTTTTTCACCAGTTGCGGATTAAAAACAAACGTGCATTCATGGCTTGTGCTGCGTCCGAACTCCCGCAGTTTGACATCAATTTGATATTGCTGGTCAAACCTTGTCATTTCAGCCTGGCTTTTCAGGGCATCAACAGCTGGTTGAACAAGATGAATAACACGATCAGTTCCCGCCTCTGTTTTTGGTAGAGTGAACTCCCCGAGTTTTGTATAATTACGACGGATAGTCATTGTTTTAGCTTTTAAATCAATATCCTCCCAGGCGAGAGCTATTAGCTCACCGTGACGAATGCCTGTGTATACTGCTAAGGACCACAGGTTTTTCGTTTGTTGATGGTGACAGGCATCAATAAAGCGAATAAATTCGTCACGCGTGAGCGGATCTGGCTCTGTTCTGGATCTCTTTAATGGTGTCAGCCCGTTAAATGGGTTTGACACGATATAGCCGTTATCAGCCGCAAATTGAAACATTCCTGCAATTGTCGTCATGTAGTAATTAACCGTAACTACTGACCTTCCTTTAATCGGCGTTGTTTTTCCGTTAGAGAGATTATGATACCCGGTTAACAAGTCTTTCCTGATAAACAGTAAATCTTCCTTTGTTACCGACGAAGCAAGACGTTTTTCCCCTATGCGAGGAAGCATGTTTCTCACCACGGATTGATACCGACTGAATGCATTACTTCCTATCTCAATTTTCTTAAGGTCCAGCCATTTTTCCGAAAGTGCCTTAACGGTTATCTCTCTTTTTCCCAGACCAAAGTGTTTCAGGTTAGGGGAATTAGGGAACTGCGCGGCGTAGTCGAAACTCCCCATTCTGATTGCAAAACAAACTGAAGTGCGAAGCTCACCAGCGATCTTCCGGTTTTTAGCGGTGTCAGGAACACCGAGGTTTTCTCTGACACGTTTGCCATTATAGTGAAACCATATACGGAGTGATCCTCCATGGTTTTCAACGCCTGTCGGGTATGATGCGTTACTCATAAAACCTCCCAGACGTCCAGGAGCATTAACAGGTTAACCGGAACTTGCATTTTTGGCACCTGGTTGTTTCTGGTTTTCGATCCATCGCATAATTTCTTCGATGTTGTACAGGCATTCACTGTAATGCCCCGGCTCACCTTCTACAGCGTAATGGCGGTATTCTTTTCCCTGCATCCATGACTTTCTTCTGGCTCGCTCGATGGTGCCAGGCTTTAGCCCTGTTGATGCAATGAGGACTCTCTCCGTACACCATTTGCTGGGGGTTATCTGATAGATGATTGTCTGCATGCCAACCTCATAAAACTTTCATCCACGGCAGTGGCACCACACTTCAAACATTCGCTTCACAACTTAACGACAGTAGAAGCCGTCAACATCTCGCGTCAGGTCATAGCGATTGCCGTAACGCTGGTGGACCCATCGTTCAAATGCTTTATTCATTCTTTACTTCCTTTTTATGGCTCGTAATTTTTTCAGGTGCTTTTCCTGCTCAGTGTCCGCGAGAATTTTGCGGTACTCCTGGTGGTCAATATGTTCGAACAGGCAGTTTAACTCACCAATGCGTACCCGCCCGGATCGTCCGTCCATCCGTCGAAAGAACACTGAGTGCTCAGTGATGCGAGTAATCACCACGGGGTATCCAGCTCTGTCCGTGTATATCTGACCGCGTTGAATCAAAGCGAACATGTGGTTATCCCCATCGACAAATCGAGAACACAACAAACGCTGCTGCGAATACCACCCCCAGAGTTACGATTGCATCAGGCCAGCTCATTGATTCACCTCCTGCCTGTCGTCCGGCATTCGCTCACTACAGCTTATCCAACCATCCGGAGTTACCGGAACTTGTGGAATGGCTGTCTGCTCTCGAACGTCATTAGGCGCTATAGGTTCTGCTGCCAACTGACTGGCATATTTGTTAATGGTAACGATAAGCTCTTGCTCAGCCTCATCCAGACAATCACCGATACCTCGCCTGTCACCGTCAAAATCATCGAAATCGGCACGAATCCTGGCAACCTTCAGGATTGCGGACAACACCTCACTAGGAATTGCCGGATAGTTGGTTGACGTTTCCGCGATTTCCCGAAAATTATTGGTTGACGAATTCTTGTTTTCCCGAAAGTTTCCGGACTGAAGCATGGCGGCGCGGCAGGCGTTCCATATTTCGGCAGCAATATCGCGCTCGCTATCGGTTAATTTGTACGTTGAAACATAGCCAGAGAGCATTTCTACGTTTTCCGGAGTTGCTTCTTCAGGCACTACCGGTGCTGGCTCACGTATTACAGGCTCGCCCATGCGTGATTCTCCCTGCGCCTCTTTCACCATGTGGTCATTGATTTGCTCCAGTCGCCGAACGTGCTCATCAGCTTCAAGCGCTCGCCGTTTCCAGATGGACAGGTCTTCCGAGCGCCCTGATATGCGTCACCGTATTCGCCGTTAAATACTGGCGCTGGCGGGGCGATGCGTCCAAGCAACTTATTTACCTCTTTCGCCATCGCGTCATATTTATCTAAATAGCGATTAGCTTCTAAGCAGACTCGGTGCATCTGATCTGAGTTAACTCGTTTAACTGGATCTGCTTCCAATGATGCCAGTGCAATCCGTGCCAGTTCTTCCGCTTCTTCTGCTGGCAGTACAACGTTGCTACCCGGTCCGTATGTTTCGCGCCACTGCTTGATTGTCAGCAGTCGCCCTTTGGTAATAGTGATCATGCCGCGTTTCCTTCTTTCTTATTAACAATCACACCGTCATATATTTCATTAAGGTGCCCTCTCAACTCCATGCGCCTTAATGCAGATAACATGTAATCGCATTCAACCTGCTTATTCCCGGTAAATGGCTTATCGTCAGGATTACCCCAACAGCAATTACCCCTGGGCCATCCATGTACTTTCCGTACTCTTCCGTTAACAACGTGAAGTAATCCCCAGCCGGGAGGTAAATCCTCAACTGAAATAATTTCCGGCTCACTAATAAAGAATCGCCAGTCGCCCATGCCAAGTGAGGGATTTTTACGGAAACGCTTTTTTCTATCTGCCAACAAGTCAGCACGAGAACACTTCGCCTCTATCAGGCATGATGCTGAATTTCTGAATCCCATAGCATCTGGCTGTTCTCCGGTACTGGTTACAGCAACAAAGCGGTCATGAAAGCAAACCTTGAACCCGTTGCGCTTAAGGAACTTGTACGCAATCTGACAGAGTTCGTGGTGTGTTAACGCCATATCACTCTCCTTTGATGCGAATGTCAGCGACGCGTAATGCGTGTTCTAGGTCAATCAGGTAAAGCCAACTGCCATTTTCTTTAGGTATCATGACTTGTCGCTCATCTGCATTTATCGGGTGTCCATATCGAAGGTCGTAGCGAGTCGGTAATTGAACTTCCCGCGCTTCCAGTTCAGCAATACGCTTGCACCCATCAGAGATAACTCCCTCGTAATACTCGCGCTGCTCGTTGAGTTTTGATTTTGCTGCTTCAAGCTCAACGCGCAGCTTCCCAACCGTAAGCGCAATATCCTCGTTCTCCTGGTCGCGGCGTTTGATGTATTGCTGGTTTCTTTCCCGTTCATCCAGTAGTGCCAGCACGGTTTCTGGTTCGGTCAGAAATTTGAAGGCATTGAGCGCATCAATATCCACACCGTAATCTTTAAGTTCCTGTTCACTTAACAAATCATCATCAGCTGGCAACATTAACAGGCGTTCCATTGCTGGAATTGCACGTTCCGCCACCTCACGCAGTACCTGGTAATTAATTTCGCTCACTGGTTGCCTCCTTTGCGAATCTGTTCCGCCCATTCTTCTAGGGATTTCTCCGCATATTCACCGGACAGGCCATCAATCGGGTGTGGTTCATTAGCCAACTCTTCTTTCGCTGACAGAATCATGCGTGTAACGTCGAAAACTTCACGTAAAGACTTATTGATAAATCCGTGATTGAAAGCCGCAGCAAGACGGCTTGCGGTATAGTTAATACCCTCGTTGCGAGCCTCAGCACGTACTTCATCGAATTTACGCACCAGATACTCAGCATTTGTTTCATTCACTTTCAGATCTCGTGGTACACATTTCCCGCGAAGAAACCCTTCCATTTCGAAAACATTCATGCGCATTTGCGTAACTCCGATAACTCGTTAAAACGTTCCATAAACATCCCGTAGGCATGGCCTGGCGACAGTGGAATCACTTTGAACATCTCTGTTGCCGGGATACCTTCCAGTACAGGCCAGAAAGAGCCATCATCAAGCCCGAGATCGCGGCGTTCGGTTGCCAGCATGATGAGATCGGCATATTTCACGGGCGTGCTCATAACCGGGGGTAACCCGTATTTCTCACGGATTACGGCGTCTATTTTTTCTTCCATCCGTTTATAGTCAGGAAGAAGGCGTTTCAGTGGCGCGGGGATGTCCTGACAATACGCTTCTGTTGCATCATGCATTAACGCTTCGAAAGCAAACTCCTGCGGTACCAGCTGGCTGCAAAGCACCGCATGTTGGGCGACGCTGTAGAAGTGTGAAAGATGCCCTGCAAAGCGACAGATATTTGAGAGGGAAACTGCGATATCGTTAATCACGATGTCGTCTTTATTTATCCTGTCATAATAAAAATGCTTCCCGGAAAAAGTTTTAATAAATGACATTTTGTTCTCCACGTATATGCGCTGCAGCGCGCTGAATTCTGGTAAAAGGAAGCCCTCACCATCCGGTGATTATTGAGTTAATTACGTTTCCATAAATGCCCCCGCAGGGGCATTTGCAGTAATGAAATCAGGCGGTGAAAGTACCAATAAAGGTTTCGACTTTGCTGTCTTTGAATTTCTCAACAAGCAGATCACGAAATTCGTTAGCCATTTCTTCCTGCACTGCTTCCAGCTGAATAATGCGCAGAACCAGTACAGGGCGATCACCAGTGATAATGCTGAGTCGTAATTTAAATGGACGTTCTTTCAGGCCTTCAAACGGAACGCATTTAAATTCAAATGCCACTGGCATAATGTCTTTGGTCTTCGCTTCGACAGACTCCATCAGGGAGCGTTTGCCGCTGAAGTCATTGTCTTCAAAATCAGCAGTCTGGTTCGCTTCAATTGTGATTTTACGGACTGCCGCAGCCGCTTTTGTTGCCTGAATGGCGTCACCATTAGCATCAAAGCCCACAAGGTAGTCGGCCCAGTCTTCAATCCATTCTGCCAGTGACTTCTGGGAGTTACGCTCGCCGTTAACAGACAACAGAGCAGAGAACTGTGCTGTCTTTTTCAGTTTGAGAGTGGCGGTGTTATCTGCGTGACCTGGTTCATCAATAGTACCCAGGTTAAGCACACTGACGGCACGCATATTATCGGCATCGATAAAGCAGCGGGTGCCTTCATCTGCAAGATCTTTAGAATAACGGGTAAAGTCATCGATGCTGGCAGTGGAAAGCGCACCACGGAAACGGAAGCGATTTAAATTAAATTTTTCCAGATCATGAATGCGGAAATTTTCAGGTAATGCCACTGCGTCGGCACCAATCTTACTGATAATTTCATTAACACCCTGAGCAGAAATAAGGGCATGGATTTGATTAATTGCGGTTGCGTCTAAGTTCTGAGACATAATAAGTCCTCACTATATTAAGATATTCAGTGATGAGATAAATAATCAGTTAATTAAGAACGATATTAATGACCTGCTGCGCGGAGTTTTCCGTCAGGCTCACCGGCAAGAGTCAGTAATTGTCCCTGGTCTTCCTGCAGAATAGTAAGGCGACCACCGCGATTGACATACATCGGCGTTTCGGTGGTGTCTTCTTCGGAAATTTTCCCGCGGTTAGTCGGGCGAACATATGAGAGTTTGTGTTTGATTTTCACACGGTTCTCATCAAACGGTTCGATTTCCAGGTTGAGCGAGACCTTACCTTTGGTTTTCGTGTTCATCACACCGGAAGCGACTTCACTGAGAACTGCGCAGATTTTTGTTTCAAATACGCCGCCGTCCAGCTCCCCGATAAATGCCTGCACATCAGTACTGCGTTCGCTAGCCATTTTGTTGCTCCTCATCATATCGACCCTGCAAGGTCGGTTGGTTTCTCCACAAAACAGAGAAGAACACCTGCGGTGGCAGCCGCCCGGATGGATTGGGTTATGAGCCCGTCGTCCGGTGATGCTCTTCTCTGTTTTGTAAAAAGAGCGGTACCAGCCGGAAGCAAGTGTACAAACTGGTACCGCCAAAGCAGTGGCTGTTGTGGTGACCGGTGCTGATCTCCGGCTTGCGGTTATTTCAGACTCTCACGGGCGTTTAATTGCCCCGCCGAACAGCTCTTTTCCGCAATAGCTGCAATGTCTTTCGCGCATCAGCCTGCGCATTCACCACAACGCTGAGAGCACTTAGCCAGTTACGGCACCACACTTTGTCGCGGTTCCATAAATGCCCTCATCGTTGCACCCTGGTCTCTTCCCAGGTGTCAAACCGAACCGCCACGCTGGTTAGGCGTCTTATCAGCATCATCATTGACTTGCACATTCCGGCTACCTGGTTTGTTTGCCCGAGCAAGGAGTGGATTGTCCCCTTTAACGTCCCCAGACCGCTAACGACGCATGTGCCATACGCCGTGTTACAACCAAATTTTGTTAGTACCTTGTTTGTATGTCTGGAAAGAAAGATAAAATGAAGTTGCGCATTATGCAAGTGTTTTTATTGCGAGATATGCAATTTGGTGGGTAATGAAAAGCCACCTTCTGGTGGCTAATTGATATTGAGGTAGGGGGTTAATTGTGTCGCTTAAGGGTTTGTGACTGACTGATTAAGACCTTTCCAAAGACCATAAACCGATGTTCGTTTTCGCTGGTAATTCCCCATTCGCGGTAAATCTGATTATCAGAAATTACCAGCAGTTTATCAGGTATCATTTGCAGTCGTTTGACGTAAATTTTATCATCAAAACCAAATACATATATACCATCCCCATCAAACTGATTGATACTGATATCAACGAAGATGAGATCTCCTGGCTCAATGGTTGGACACATACTGTCCCCACGAACGTTGATAACTTTAATGTGATTTGCTGGTCGTCCACCAAACATCGATACAGCATTATCAGTTCTGTATTCAATGGCATGAATCACATCAATGACATCACCGCCCTGGATAAGGCCATTTCCCGCACTGGCACTGACATCCAGCATTTCAATACGGAATACATCCTTCACCTGCGCAACATCCTCACTAATACTGTTTTTACATACAGTATTACTTTTGAGGTCTGAGGTAAAGAGATCAGCAATATCAACACCTAAGCTCCTGGCAATATTACTCAGGGCTTGTTCAGTGAATTGTTTCTGCTTACCTGTTTCGAGGCGCGAGATATTCGCCGCATCCACTCCTATTGCTTCAGCGAGATCGGCGATTTTCATGTTCTTCGCCTGGCGAAGTTGTCTGACTCGATTTCCTATGTTCATGCGTTTATTACATTTCTTTATTGCGCGTTAAGCAAATCAACTTGCGCAAAATATTTGCGTGAAATAATATGCTCATCACGCAATATGTGGAGGTTATATGCAATCACCATTACGGAATGTGCGTAAGGCGCACGGATTTACTTTGCAGCATGTTGCTGCGGGCGTTCAGGTCAATCCAGCGACGCTGAGTCGTATTGAAAGACTGGAACAAATTCCATCTATCGATCTGGCAGAGCGTCTGGCCAATTTTTTTAAGGGAGAAATCAGCGAAATGCAGATTCTTTATCCGGCACGTTTTCAATCTAGCCAAAACCAGAATGGGTTTAAACCACAGGAACAGGAGGTAAGCCGTGGGTAATCATCACTGGAAAGTGGAAAAACAGCCTGAGTGGTACGTGAAAGCTGTCAGAAAAACTATCGCGGCGTTGCCGGGGGGTTACGCTGAAGCTGCTGAGTGGCTGGATGTAACAGAGAACGCATTATTCAACCGCCTTCGTGCAGATGGCGATCAGATTTTCCCGCTGGGATGGGCAATGATTTTACAACGTGCTGGTGGAACTCACTTCATTGCTGACGCTGTGGCGCAGTCTGCAAATGGCGTCTTTGTGTCTCTTCCTGACGTCGAGGATGTGGACAACGCCGATATTAACCAGCGTCTGCTGGAAGTCATCGAACAGATCGGGAGTTACTCAAAGCAGATTCGTTCGGCAATCGAAGATGGGGTAGTGGAACCGCATGAGAAGACAGCAATTAACGACGAACTGTATCTTTCAATTTCGAAGCTCCAGGAGCATGCAGCACTGGTCTACAAAATCTTCTGCGCTCCAGAAAAGAGTAACGCCCGCGAGTGTGCAGCTCCGGGCGTCGTGGCGTCGATTGCTTCTGGTTGTGGAGAAACTAACGCATGAATAGTTTAACGGCAAATAACCGTTTGTCGCAACAGCTGGTGGTCAGCGTCGCTGAACACCTGTTGTTACGGCATGAATGCAGATTACCAAATCACCTGGCTGTAAGTAACCACAGAGAACTTTACCTGACTGTGGGGGGCGAGTTGTGCAGGAACTTAACCGCTGGTTTCGTGACGGAAGAGGACTTTATGTTCATGTTATTCGTTGGGAGCCAGAAACACAGCGCGTTATCTATCTTCGCAAAGACTACCCGCATGAGTGCTTTAGTCCTTTGTGGAAATTCAGGCGTGATTTTGTTGAGTGTGAAGGACCACCAGCATATTGATTCTGCAATTCCGGGACGTTACACTGCTCAGGCACCTTATAAAGCGGGGGCCGGGCGTGGAAACCCGAAATTCAATATAGAGCACAACCGCGCTCATGCGGTTTTTTCGTGTCATGAGCATCGTTACGCCCAAATTATGGTGGGGCGTGCAGGGCCAACTTCGGTTGGGCCGGGTTCTATGTTGACCGGTATTTCCACCCCTGTACGTCTCACCACCTATATGGTCGTGGAAAGCCTTGGTGGTGAGTTCATTGAATTCAACATAGGGGCTGTCACCATGACTACTCTCCCAACCCAATCTCACCCTGAAATCACGATTATCAATGGTCGCGTTGTCACCACATCTCTTGCAGTAGCTAATTACTTTACTAAACGGCATGAGCGGGTTTTAGATAGAATTAGAAACCTCGAATGTTCCGCTGAATTTACTGAACACAATTTTGTGTTAAGTGAATACACCGACGCATCAGGCCGCAAACTCCCTTGTTACCAAATCACCCGCGACGGTTTTGCGTTTCTTGCCATGGGCTTCACTGGTAAACGTGCTGCCCGGTTCAAAGAGGCATACATAAATGCCTTTAACCAGATGGAAAAACTGCTTTCAAAGCCATCCACGCTGAGCGATGCCGCAGATAACGCCAGCGTGCTTTACTCCCACCTGTCGGTAATCCACAAGGTCTGGCTGCAGCAGCTTTATCCCATGTTGGCAAAAGCCGAATCCCCGCTGGCTGTAAGTCTGTATGACCGCATCAACGACGCGGCGCTACTGGCCAGTCTCATAAATTTGTCGCTGAACCCTTCAGAGGCAAGGGGGCGCAAATGATCCGGAATATTTTCAAACGTTTTACCAATCAGACTTTCCGTTGTCCTCGTCCGGGTCAGTGGTACACCACGCCTGCAGGGCATGTTCTACGTGTTAGCCTGGTTGACCGTGAATGTCAGAAGGTGATTTGTGAACCGCTGGGCCGTAATTACCGCGTCAGTATGCCGCTTATAGCCTTTCGCTCCGGAAAAAACATGAAGCATCTCGGAGGTGCTGCATGAGTATGGAGTTGATGGTTAAAGCGATGAAAATTCGAGTGGGAAATCCATTGCGAAAACTGGTTCTGATTAAGCTGGCTGATAATGCCAGCGATCAGGGTGAGTGCTGGCCCAGCTACCAGCATATTGCTGACCAGTGCGAGATTAGCAAACGTTCTGTGATGAATCATATTGCGGCCCTTTGTGAGTCCGGGCTGGTAAAAAAAGTCACCCGGAAAGGTGAAAAAGGTAACTCAAGTAATATCTATCTCCTTCATCTTGATGGTGCAGGAGATTCACTAGGGGGTAGTGCAAATAATTCACTATCTGGTGCAGCAAATTCACCAGGTAGTGCAGGAGTTGCACCAGGGGGTAGTGCAGGAGATTCACCCAGAACCAGTCACTCTTTTGAACCAGTCAAAGAACCAGTCAATGAACCAATAGCTGTTGGTGCATCTGCTGATGAGTCTGTGCGAGTTCGTTCAAACCGATCGGAATACTCTCCGGAGTTTGAGCAGGCATGGCTGGCATACCCCAAACGTGCTGGTGGCAATTCAAAATCTGCAGCCTTCAAAGCCTGGAAAGCCCGTTTGAATGAGGGGGTAAAACCCGAAACCATGCTGGCAGGTGTGAAACGCTACGCGGGCTGGGTATCTGCGATGGGTAACAGCGGCACACAATTTGTGAAACAGGCTGTCACGTTCTTTGGCCCGGATCGTCATTTCGAAGAATCCTGGGAAGTTCCTGCGGTATCTGTAGCCGGACGCGAGGACCCGTACTTCAAAGCCAGTTACGACAACGTGGACTACAGCCAGATCCCGGCAGGATTCAGGGGGTGATCATGAGTCTTTTGAATGACGTTCAGAAATTCATTGAAGCCCATCCGGGGTGTACTTCCGGAGACATTGCGGATGCTTTTGCAGGTTACTCACGGCAGCGCGTTCTGCAGTCAGCAAGCAAGTTACGTCAGAGCGGGCGTGTGGCTCACCGTTGTGAAGGAGATACACGCAGACATTTCCCGCGCCTGACTGAGAGAGCGCAGGAATCGGAACCACAACCAGTTCGAGAAACCAGACCTGTGCGCAATTTCTATGTCGGCACTAACGATCCACGGGTGATTTTGTGCCTGACCCGCCAGGCGGAAGAACTGGAGTCCAGGGGCTTATACCGTCGTGCTGCAACGGTGTGGATGGCGGCATTCCGTGAAAGCCACTCCCAGCAAGAGCGAAACAATTTTCTGGCGCGTCGTGAGCGGTGCTTACGGAAAAGCAGCAAGCGCGCTGCATCGGGTGAAGAGTGGTATCTGTCAGGGAATTACGTGGGGGCTTAATGAGTAATAAATATTGCCAGGCGCTGGTGGAACTGCGGAACAAACCAGCCCATGAACTGAAGGAAGTGGGCGATCAGTGGCGCACGCCGGACAACATTTTCTGGGGAATTAACACCCTGTTTGGCCCGTTTGTTCTGGATCTGTTCACTGACGGTGATAACGCCAAATGTGCCGCGTATTACACGGCGGAAGACAACGCGCTGGCGCATGACTGGTCAGAACGTCTTGCGGAGCTTAAAGGTGCTGCCTTTGGTAATCCCCCATACAGCCGCGCCAGTCAGCATGAGGGGCAATACATCACCGGCATGCGTTACATCATGAAGCATGCCAGTGCCATGCGTGATAAAGGCGGGCGCTATGTTTTCCTGATTAAAGCTGCCACCAGCGAAGTGTGGTGGCCGGAAGATGCAGATCATATTGCTTTTATTCGCGGGCGTATTGGTTTTGAACTGCCTGTCTGGTTTATCCCGAAAGACGAGAAGCAGGTACCGACAGGCGCTTTCTTCGCTGGTGCTATTGCTGTTTTCGACAAGACCTGGAAGGGACCGGCAATCAGCTACATCGGGCGCGATGAACTTGAGGCATGTGGTGAGGCCTTTCTGGCGCAGGTTCGCCAGCAGGCGGAAAAACTGGTCAGGGAGATGGCGGCATGACGACGTTAACTCAATGCCAGCAGCAGGTGCTGGATATGCTGATTTCTTATCAGAAAGAGCGTGGCTTTCCGCCAACCAATCAGGAGGTGGCAACCATGCTGGGATACCGTTCAGTGAATGCAGCGGTGGAGCATCTTCGCGCACTGGAGAAAAAAGGCGTCATCACGATAAAGCGTGGCGTGGCCCGGGGGATAACGCTTCATACCGCGGTGAAGGACGACGACAGCGAGGCGGTCGGGATTATCCGCGCACTGCTTGCCGGTGAGGAAAACGCAAGGCTGCGTGCAACCCACTGGTTACATGAGAGGGGTCTGAAAGTATGAAGCTGATCCTGCCTTTTCCGCCCAGCGTGAACACGTACTGGCGAAACCCCAACAAAGGGGCGTTTGCTGGTAAGAGCCTGATAAGCGCGGCGGGGCGAAAATTCCAGAGCGCGGCGTGCGCAGCAATAGTTGAGCAGTTACGTCGTCTGCCGAAACCAACGTCGGCACCTGCTTCAGTGGAGATCGTGTTGTTTCCTCCGGATAACCGGATCCGCGATCTGGACAACTATAACAAGGCGCTGTTTGACGCCCTGACCCACGCGGGGGTGTGGGAAGACGACAGTCAGGTGAAAAGAATGCTGGTGGAGTGGGGACCGGTTATCCCGGAAGGGAAGGTCGAGATCACTATCAGTAAGTACGAGAAAACGGCGGGTGCAGCTGCCTGATTAAGAGGAGAAACGAAGTATGAATAATCTGATGGTCATTGATGGTATTGAAGTTCGTCGTGATGCTTATGGGCGTTACAGCCTGAACGATCTGCACAGGGCTGCTGGTTCTCTGGATAAGCATAAGCCTGCATTCTGGCTCCGCAATGAGCAAACTGAACGTTTAATAAGCGAGTTGCAGATTTGCAACTCGGTCAATATAGAGTCAGTTAACGTTATTCGTGGCGGAAATAACCAGGGGACGTATGTCTGCAAAGAACTGGTGTATGCCTATGCAATGTGGATCAGCCCGTCATTCCATCTGAAGGTGATCCGTACTTTCGACATGGTAACCAGCGTACCGGAAAAATTATCCGGACAGGCTGCTGACAAGATGCAGGCTGGTGTGATTCTGCTGGACTTTATGCGCCGGGAATTAAACCTGTCTAACTCTTCAGTGCTTGGTGCCTGTCAGAAACTCCAGGAGGCTGTTGGCTTACCGAATTTGGCACCGCGCTATGCCATTGATGCTCCTGCTGACGCGCCTGATGGCTCAAGCCGCCCCACGCTGTCACTGAGTGCACTGCTGAAGCAGTATGGTATCCGCCTGACAGCTAATCAGGCATATCACCAGATGGTGAAGCTGGGGATCGTCGAGCAGCGCGAACGATACAGCCGTACCGCGATTAACAACATCAAAAAATTCTGGTCGCTGACGGCGAAAGGCTGCATGTTCGGCAAGAACATCACCAGTCCTGCAAATCCGCGCGAGACGCAGCCGCATTTCTTCGAATCCCGATTCCCTGAGCTGTTAAAGCTGCTCGATACCGTTCATTGAGGTGACCGTGAGAGCACTACTGACCCCTGAAATTGCCCCGCGTATGGGGATCGTATTGTTCAGACCAGGTTCAGAGCTGATGCCCCTGTTTATGCAGGGGCGTGTCCTGCTGGAGCCTGAGCCGGAACGTTATTCATCTTTCGCCAGTGGTGCCGTTCCGGCGGCATCACAACCGCTGGCGGATGATCCTGCCGTTCGGGCCGTGTTCCGCAATGAGGCAGTGATCCGTCGTGCTGGTGGCGTGGAATGTCTTGAAAGCTGGTTACTTCGTGAAAAAGGCTGCCAGTGGCCTCATTCCGACTGGCACAGCGAGAACATGACCACAACGCGCCATGCGCCGGGCGCAATCCGTCTGTGCTGGCACTGCGATAACCAGTTGCGTGACCAGTTCACGGAACGGCTGGAATCAATGGCAACGGATAACTGTGCCCGCTGGGTGTTGTCTGTTGTGCGTCGGGATCTCGGTTTTGATGACAGTCACGTTGTGACAATGCCGGAACTGTGCTGGTGGCTGATTCGTAATGACCTGGCGGATGCCTTACCGGAAAGTGCAGCCCGTAAGGCACTGAGATTACCGAAGCCTGTTGTGCCGTCTGTCACCCGGGAAAGTGACCTTGTGCCTTCGGTTCCTGCCACCAGCATCATCCAGGATAAGGCGAAAAAGGTGCTGGCGCTGAAAGTGGATCCGGAGTCGCCGGAGTCTTTTATGTTACGCCCAAAACGTCGCCGCTGGGTTAATGAAAAGTACACGCGCTGGGTTAAGACACAGCCGTGTGCATGTTGTGGAAAGCCCGCTGATGATCCCCACCACCTGATAGGTTACGGTCAGGGTGGAATGGGAACAAAAGCGCATGACCTTTTTGTGTTGCCTTTGTGCAGAAAGCATCACGACGAGCTGCATGCGGATACCGTGGCATTTGAAGAAAAGTATGGCTCCCAGCTGGAGCTGATATTTCGTTTTATCGATCGCGCGCTGGCAATTGGCGTGCTGGCCTGATTTTTTCGGAGAAAGGTGATGCGTGATATTCAGATGGTTCTTGAACGCTGGGGGGCATGGGCGGCAAATAACCATGAGGATGTTACATGGTCGCCCATTGCTGCCGGATTTAAAAGGCTGATCCCCGAAAAAGTAAAATCACGTCCACAGTGTTGTGACGATGACGCGATGATTATATGCGGGTGTATGGCTCGCCTTAACAGGAACAACAGCGATCTGCATGACTTGCTGGTTGATTATTACGTGTTGGGGGAGACGTTCATGGCGCTGGCACGGAAACATGGGTGCTCTGACACCTGTATAGGTAAACGCCTTCACAAAGCGGAGGGGATTGTTGAAGGCATGCTGATGATGCTGGGAGTGAGGCTTGAGATGGATCGGTATGTTGAGCGTGAATTGCCGGGAGGGAGAACCTCTGTATTTTATCAGCGAAAAAATAGTTTACGATCGTAAAAATCTGCATATCATGATAAGAGTGGTTACATTGCCACGCTGCTTAACCCGCCGATGCGCGGGTTTTTTTGTACCCAGAATCCTGTGAGCTATACGGAAAGTACACAGAAAGGAAGGTGCGACCACAATTAATAACAAAATCTTAAAAATCGCACATGGCACTATTAGTTTTCTAAATATTGTGTATTTTTTGTATTGCAGGATGACCCTGTAACGAAGTTTGCGTAACAGCATTTTGCTCTACGAGTTTGCCAGCCTCCCCCAGTGGCTGGCTTTTTTATGTCCGTAACATCCTGTGTATCAATAAATGTTGTTGTCTACGTACGTCAAGTAGTCGCATGAGATCTGACCAGATATGTTAAGGTTGCAGCTCTCTTTGAATATAATTATCATTTTCATTACGTTATTGTTACGTTTATCCGGTGCGCCGTAAAACGCCGTCCTTCAGGGGGGGGAGGATGTCAAGAATATAGTTATCGTATGGTGCTCAAGGAGTATTGTGTAATATGAAAATAATTATTTTTAGAGTGCTAACTTTTTTCTTTGTTATCTTTTCAGTTAATGTGGTTGCGAAGGAATTTACCTTAGACTTCTCGACTGCAAAGACGTATGTAGATTCGCTGAATGTCATTCGCTCTGCAATAGGTACTCCATTACAGACTATTTCATCAGGAGGTACGTCTTTACTGATGATTGATAGTGGCACAGGGGATAATTTGTTTGCAGTTGATGTCAGAGGGATAGATCCAGAGGAAGGGCGGTTTAATAATCTACGGCTTATTGTTGAACGAAATAATTTATATGTGACAGGATTTGTTAACAGGACAAATAATGTTTTTTATCGCTTTGCTGATTTTTCACATGTTACCTTTCCAGGTACAACAGCGGTTACATTGTCTGGTGACAGTAGCTATACCACGTTACAGCGTGTTGCAGGGATCAGTCGTACGGGGATGCAGATAAATCGCCATTCGTTGACTACTTCTTATCTGGATTTAATGTCGCATAGTGGAACCTCACTGACGCAGTCTGTGGCAAGAGCGATGTTACGGTTTGTTACTGTGACAGCTGAAGCTTTACGTTTTCGGCAAATACAGAGGGGATTTCGTACAACACTGGATGATCTCAGTGGGCGTTCTTATGTAATGACTGCTGAAGATGTTGATCTTACATTGAACTGGGGAAGGTTGAGTAGTGTCCTGCCTGACTATCATGGACAAGACTCTGTTCGTGTAGGAAGAATTTCTTTTGGAAGCATTAATGCAATTCTGGGAAGCGTGGCATTAATACTGAATTGTCATCATCATGCATCGCGAGTTGCCAGAATGGCATCTGATGAGTTTCCTTCTATGTGTCCGGCAGATGGAAGAGTCCGTGGGATTACGCACAATAAAATATTGTGGGATTCATCCACTCTGGGGGCAATTCTGATGCGCAGAACTATTAGCAGTTGAGGGGGTAAAATGAAAAAAACATTATTAATAGCTGCATCGCTTTCATTTTTTTCAGCAAGTGCGCTGGCGACGCCTGATTGTGTAACTGGAAAGGTGGAGTATACAAAATATAATGATGACGATACCTTTACAGTTAAAGTGGGTGATAAAGAATTATTTACCAACAGATGGAATCTTCAGTCTCTTCTTCTCAGTGCGCAAATTACGGGGATGACTGTAACCATTAAAACTAATGCCTGTCATAATGGAGGGGGATTCAGCGAAGTTATTTTTCGTTGACTCAGAATAGCTCAGTGAAAATAGCAGGCGGAGATTCATAAATGTTAAATACATCTCAATTCAGTCAGTTGTTGCCTGTCTGATAATAGATGTGTTAGAAAATTTCTGCATGGTGAATCCCCCTATGCGGAGGGGCGACTGGTGAACGGTATGATCTCTTTGATGATCGTAAGCGAGAATACGCGGGTTTGGTGGCACCAGGCCGAACTCACCGGGAGGCACCCGGCACCATGCAGTATTCAGAGATTAGGCATATATCCAGGCTCCTCATCGCAGGAGCCTTTTTACATGCAAAAAAAAACCGCTCCTGGGAAGAGCGGCTGGCAAGAAGAAACAATATGAACAATTAATTAACGATGGGAATAATACCTTAGAGTAATCACCTTGCGCAACTGTAAGGGCATATTTCATCTTTGCGGGCTGTTTTTCTGTGTGGCTTCTGTGTTTCCGGAGGGCAGCCTGTACCTTTTCTGACTCAGAACATTATCCCGGCCGGGAGGATTCATGGCATTTAAACACTACGATGTGGTCAGGGCGGCATCGCCGTCAGACCTTGCTGAACGACTGACACAAAAACTGAAGGAGGGCTGGCAGCCATTTGGCAGTCCGGTGGCCATCACGCCTTATACCCTGATGCAGGCCATTGCGGCGGAAGGTGATGTCACCACACCAGTGGCGGTGACCGGTAATGAGGGTAAGGCGGTGGCTGTCAGTGCCACCAGCGACCCGGAGTATTACTTTGTTGTGGTTCTGGCAGGGCAGTCAAATGGCATGTCGTATGGTGAAGGTCTTCCGCTGCCGGAGACATATGACCGTCCGGACCCGCGTATTAAGCAGCTGGCGCGCCGCAGTACGGTGACACCGGGCGGTGTCGCCTGTAAATATAACGACATCATTCCGGCGGACCATTGTCTGCATGATGTGCAGGACATGAGCCGTCTTAACCATCCGAAAGCGGACCTGTCAAAAGGGCAGTACGGAACCGTGGGGCAGGGGCTGCATATCGCCAAAAAACTGCTGCCGTTTATACCGGCGAATGCGGGTATTCTGCTGGTTCCGTGCTGTCGTGGTGGTTCAGCGTTCACCACCGGAGCTGATGGCACATACAGTGACGCTGGCGGTGCCTCGGAGAATTCAGCGCGCTGGGGTGTGGACAAGCCGCTGTATAAGGACCTTATCGGTCGAACAAAAGCAGCACTGAAGAAGAACCCGAAAAATGTGCTGTTTACCGTGGTGTGGATGCAGGGGGAATTTGATTTTGACGGCACGCCCGGAAATCACGCAGCACAGTTTGGTGCGCTGGTTGATAAATTCCGTGCAGACCTGGCGGATATGGCAGGCCAGTGCGTCAGTGGCTCTGCTGGCAGTGTTCCCTGGATATGCGGGGACACGACGTATTTCTGGAAGCAGAAGAACGAATCCACGTACCAGACGGTGTACGGCAGCTATAAAAACAAAACGGAAAAGAATATCCATTTCGTACCGTTCATGACGGATGAGAACGGGGTGAATGTGCCGACGAACAAACCGGAAGAAGACCCGGACATTCCGGGTATCGGGTATTACGGTTCGAAATGGCGTGACAGCTCAGCCACCTGGACGTCACAGGACAGGGCGAGCCATTTCAGCACCTGGGCACGCCGGGGGATTATTTCCGACCGTCTGGCAACGGCGATTCTGGTGCACGCCGGGAGAACCGCTGAATTCATTACCGGAAAACAGCCTGATATGGTGAAGCCCACCGTACCTTCCGGTGAAGGTCCGGAGAGAGAGGCGGAAGCCCCGGTCAGTAACCGAACCCTGATGAGTCTGCTGGCATCCGGCGAAGACCTGGCATCACAGGGCTGGCGCTATTATCACAAACCGGCGGGCGGAGACAGTGTTAACAAAAACATTGCTGAAGCGGTGGTCAGTGATGCGGGGGCTACGGGAGGTAAGGCCCTGCAACTGAACAAACCGGAAAACCACATCTGGTTTCTGGAGCATGATGCAGCCGGACAGGGTGCGGAGTTACTGAAGAAGGGCGGACGTGTGAGCGTACGGTTTAAGTTGCCGGGTTCACTGGTGCCGAATCAGTTTGCCCTGGGCATTTACTGGCAGTTGTCGTCCCTGCCGGAGGGGGTGACGCTGTCAGGAGAAGGTAACGATATGCTGATGTCTTTCTTCCTGCAGACGGATACGACGAACCTGAACGCGATGCATCACAGGAAGCCGAATGCGAAGCTGGATACATTCGGGGTCTTTGATAACGGATGGCACACGCTGGCTTTTGAGTTTGCCGGAAACAACAGCATTCAGGTGACACCAGTACTGGATGAGAAACGGGGAGCGGCGTTCACACTGGTGAAGTCACCGGCATCGGGGGCGGCGGACAAACTGCAACTGACCGATATATCAAAATCGGCGACGTATACGCTGCTGATTGACAGCATTGCGGTGGAAGTGAACAGCACAGACACTGCGGCATGATAAAAAAAAGCCGCCAGCGACAGGAATGGACGCTGGCGGTGTGAGATTCATGGAGAATCAAGGAACGATACTTTCGTACATTGGCTTTTTAAATGAAAACAGTTCTTATTGTCAACAATAACGGTAAGAAATTATGACTTTTATTCATCAGGTGATGCTGTACTTCTGTACGGCAGTCTGTGTGCTGTATCTCCTTTCGGGTGGATACCGGGCCATGCGTGACTTCTGGCGCAGACAGATTGACAAAAGGGCCGCTGAGAAAATCAGCGCCAGTCAGTCAGCCGGAAACAAACCCGAAGAGCCGCTCATTTAGCGGCAACTTTCTTAACAACACCTTTCGACGAGAAAATCCCATGTCAGAAATTACATCCCTGGTCACTGCTGAAGCAGTGAAGGACGTCCTGCGCTCTGAAGAAGTCCGGAGCGCACTGAAACAGAAACTTCGCCATAACCTGGAAGCGCGTCTTGATACAGAAGTGGATGCCATTCTGGATGAACTGCTGGGCGCACCGGCAGCTCCGGAGCCGGAAGGCATCGCGGGTGAGGGGAGTGCTTCAGATAGCGGTGCCCCCACACCTGACAGCGACATGATGATGTAAGCATGCGTCAGGGACCATCGGTGTGTGCCGGTGGTCTTTTTTATTGTTGTGAGCTTCCGGATTGCGGGAGGCGGGGTATGTACCAGATGGAAAAAATCACAACAGGTGTGTCATACACCACGTCAGCGGTGGGAACAGGCTACTGGTTCCTGCAGTTGCTGGACAGGGTTTCCCCGTCTCAGTGGGCGGCAATAGGCGTGCTGGGGAGTCTGCTGTTTGGGCTGCTGACATATCTGACGAACCTGTATTTCAAGATTAAAGAAGACCGTCGTAAGGCGGCACGGGGAGAGTAGGTGATGAACCATGAAGAAATGAATCAGCGCTTCAGTCGTCTGGAAAATGAAATTGCTGAACTGAATAAAAAACTGTCGGCGCTGATGCCTTCTGAAGATGCAAACAAACGCCGCGATGAGCAGTTTGCGGCGTTTTACGATGATTGCATCAAAATTGCTCGCAGGATCTTTGCGAATATTTTGCAGGAAAAGTTTTTACCGACCGCATTGTCAGAAAAGTACTCCATTACGGTTAAAAGTGCCGGAGAGGAAGGCAATAAACGTTATTTTATTGCGTCTGCACCGGATAAAGACCAGGAATGGGGGGGTAATCGGCCATCTTTTATTGTGACAAGCGATGACTGGAATATCACGATCAGTGAAGATGGAAAAGTAACACCAGCATCGCACCAGCACAGTGAGGCGCTCATTGAATTTGCCATTGATTACATGAAGAACAATAAAAAGCAGGGGCTGATGCAGCGCATTGGTCGCTGCATGGGATATCTGCAGCTGGCGGCAGAGATTGAAGCACTTGCCTGTGGTGCTGACAAGGATGTAGTTGTGCGGGAGGCTCTTCTTCGTGAGTTTGACAACCCGCCCTTTAAAAAAGTGCCGGCTTACTGGTTTCATCCCGGACTGACTTATCTGAAAGGGCGGTTTGGGGAGAGGTTATCTGAACTTAAGCGATAGTTTATTGAAGAGCCGTTTTTTTTGCAGACAGGCAAAGTTTTTATCCCATGAACAACCCGGGTGACTGAGTTCGTCATTAAACCATTTGTTAATGTTGTGCTTCAGATGCTGAAGCATCAATGGTGTTAATGTGGTGATAATGATATCCAGAGTTTCTGTTGAAAGCATGCCGTAAGGCTCTGAGAGAATGGCCTGAGTGGCCTCGCTGTTATCCGGGATAAGCGCTTTTAATTCTGATTTAACATTTTCGTTCATTATCTGCAAAAACTCTTTGCGTAAATTGTTGTCATTATTATTCATTTATAAAATCTCATTTGTTGTTACCGGGTGTGTCCTGGTGCCTGTTGATTATATTCATCGTGAGTACCGGATTATATATCTGACATATCCAGGAATAAGAGAGCTATAAATCCTGATAAATATCCATGAACGCAAAAATCAAATACGGCCTGTCAGCTGCCGTTCTGGCGCTGATTGCCGCAGGGGCTTCTGCGCCTGAAATCCTCGACCAGTTTCTGGATGAAAAGGAAGGCAACCACACCACGGCATACCGTGATGGTGCGGGTATCTGGACCATCTGCCGAGGTGCCATCATGGTGGATGGTAAGCCTGTGATTCCTGGCATGAAGCTGTCGAAGGAAAAATGCGACCGGGTTAACGCCATTGAGCGTGATAAGGCGCTGGCATGGGTGGAGAAAAACATCAAAGTGCCACTGACTGAACCCCAGAAAGCGGGGATCGCGTCATTCTGCCCGTATAACATCGGCCCCGGTAAGTGTTTCCCGTCGACGTTTTATAAACGAATTAATGCAGGCGATCGCCGGGGTGCATGCGAGGCGATTCGCTGGTGGATTAAAGACGGTGGCAGAGACTGCCGTATTCGTTCAAACAACTGTTACGGTCAGGTATCCCGTCGTGACCAGGAGAGCGCGCTGGCGTGCTGGGGAATCGACAGATAAGCAGAATATTTTGCTGAAAAATGATGTTGGCCAACGCGGGCGGATAACACGAAATCCTGCGAACTGGCAAAACCTAAGTGAATAAAGTCAGGAACATTGTTTCACGCAGAGGCACCGTAATGGTGCCTTTGTCATTTCTGCGCTTCGCACAAGCGTAAATAAACCAAAGAACCTTTCAGGATGAGCCCTGGTGGATAACCGGCAGTGGTCTGGTTAACCCTCTTTGGGCTGGTTATTCCTGTGCGCAGGGTTCATCACTAAAAGGAAATAACCGATGAATATGATGACCGTGCCGTTTCACGGCGATTCTCTTTATGTGGTTAACCATAACGGCGAACCATACGTTCCCATGAAACCTGTCGTTGAGGGAATGGGTATGACCTGGCAGTCTCAACACCGCAAATTGATGGAGAGATTTAAGACCTGCATCATCGAAATGATGATTCAGCTCCCCGGTGATACTCAGCGTCGTCTGGTTATCTGTCTTGCTTTACGTAAACTTGCAGGTTGGCTGCAAACCATCAACCCAAATAAAGTTAAACCTGAAATCCGCGACAGAGTCATTCAGTATCAGGAAGAGTGCGACGATGTTCTCTATGAATACTGGACGAAGGGTTTTGTCGTTAATCCTCGTCAAATGAGCGTGATGGAAGAACTCAATCAGGCTTGCGCTGACATGCAACGGGATAAAAACATTGTCAGTGTGTTTGCTACCGGGCTGAATGAGTGGAAACAGGTTAAAGCTGCGCATGTATCAAAAATCCGCACATTGATAAACGAAGCGAATCTGCTGATTGATTTTGTCCTGGCTGATACAGGCAAAGGGAAAATAACAAAGGCGGATTGATGGAGAGGTGGCTAATGATATCGGATAAAATCATAACGCTGACAAAGACCATTTGTGTGATTGTCGACGTTTCATTTTCGCTAATGATGGTTGCTCTTTTTCTTTCCATAGCCTGGATGGCGTTGAGTTCGGCAGGGCTGGTGGGGTGAGCATAAACCGAATTATTTCCGCGTTTACCGTTATTCTGCTGGTGGTCTGTGGTGTGCTTAGTCTGGGGCTGAATCATTACCGTGATAACGCCATCGCCTACAAAGAGCAGCGCGATAAAGCCACATCCATCATCGATGATATGCAGAAGCGGCAACGTGATGTAGCAGAACTTGACGCCAGATACACAAAGGAGCTTGCTGATGCTAATGCGACTATCGAAAGTCTCCGTGCTGATGTTTCTGCTGGTCGTAAGCGCCTGCAAGTCGCCGCCACCTGTGCAAAGTCAACGACCGGAGCCAGCAGCATGGGCGATGGAGAAAGCCCAGGACTTACAGCAGATGCTGAACTCAATTATTACCGTCTCAGAAGTGGAATCGACAAGATAACCGCGCAGGTTAACTACCTGCAGGAATACATCAGGACGCAATGCCTGAAATAATTTTTTTGCAAATCACAAAGTCCATTTAATGAGCCCCGCGATGCGGGGCTTTTTTATGTACGCAGTAAACGCGCTTCACACGCGCGACTTATGAACACAGAACCTTTCAGGATGACCCTTGAGGATGCCGGTTTGGTGATCGGTGCCTTTCTGTGGGCCGGAATCCTGTGTGACAAGGTTCATCACTAAAAGGTGTGCACTGATGAATTATCCAACTATCGTTAACGGCATCGATTTTCGAGATCTGATTTTTGTGGCAAACAACGATCCGGTTACAGATTCTTTTATGGTGGCAAAAGCATTTGGAAAGCTGCCGAAGAACGTAGTTCGTGACATTGAACGAACCATAGAAGCTTGCCCTCCTGAGTTTGATACAAAGCTCAACTTTGAGCTTTGCTATAAAAACAATGAGTTACAGAATGGTAAGCCGCAAAAATTCTACCGTCTCCGCAAGGATGGGTTGATGCTTTTGGTTATGTCCTACACCAAAAAAGAAGCAATGCGTATCAAAATTGCTTACATCAACGCATTTAACTGGATGTACGCCATGCTTCAGGTTGGTCATCGTCAATTTGAAGAAGAGAGAAATGCCGTAATGCTGGAGTACATGAAAGAGAAGGATGTTGCCAGCATGTCAGGTCGCCTGCTAAATCGCTGGGGCAAAATTAAGAAGCCACAGCTGCTGGCTAGAATTGAACGCCTTGAACAGCACGGGCAAACCGTAATCCCCGGACTCATCAATTAACGGCAGTACCGCGAAACAACCCAAGCCAGTAAGTGGGGAAATAACACTGGCAGCCACTGAAAGATGAACCTCCAGCCTTATGGCAAAAAAGATTCTTTGTGGTGGCGGACTGATGGAAAGACATCGGTTATTGCAGAGGCCATTCAATGAGTGGTCTCGACAATGGCTTATACCCTACACGGGATAACTTAATTGATATCCTTTTTAACGGATAAAGGCATTTCAGCCTGACATAGCCATGCGCCGTATCGTCGCCGTATTCCTGCATTAACAGAGACCGCAGCCCGACAGGGAGACTCCTCTGCGAGAGTGTGCGGGGATAATCAAAAACGATACACACCGGGGTTTACCGCGTTAACGGAGCGCGGCGTTGTCCCCTCATGGTCGCTGGTCCGGTGCGATGGTGGAAGAAACTGGATTTTGTTGCAACTGATAACCATTATCATTTTACGGGTCCTTTCCGGCGATCCGGGCCGTTACGGGGCGGCGACCTCGCGGGTTTTCGCTATTTATGAAAATTTTTAGGGAAAAATCAGATCCGTTCTTCTTCTTTTTAACTGATTGATTATCAATAGAATTTTAAAAATATAAAAGGATCTGACAAAGGCTGTTTTTGTCCGAAAACGCCATTTTCAGATCCTTTCTGGTTCCCGGGGGAGTGTATGAACGTCAATAAGAAAAAACTGGCCGATATTTTTGGCGTTGATGTCAGGACCATCACCGCCTGGCAGAGTCAGGGGTTACCACTAGTTTCTGGTGGAGGGAAAGGGACTGAATCAGTTTTTGATACAACTGCTGCCATTCAGTGGTATGCGCAGAGGGAAGCTGATATTGAAAACGAAAAACTCCGTAAAGAGATCGAGGATTTGAGGGCTGCCAGCGAATCAGACCTTCAGCCCGGCACCATTGATTACGAACGTTACCGACTGACGAAGGCACAGGCCGATGCACAGGAGCTGAAAAATGCTCGTGAGGAAGGCCTTGTCCTCGAGACGGAGTTATTTACCTACATCTTTCAGCGAGTGGCACAGAATATATCAGGGATCCTTGTCCGTGTCCCTCAGACACTGCAGCGTAAATACCCTGATATATCACCCGTACATCTTGATGCTGTGAAAACTGAAATCGCGAAAGCATCCGATGTGGCTTCTGAAGCCGGTGAGAATGTGCGCAGGTGGATTGATGATTTCAGACGAACTGAGGGCGGCTAATTCTGCAGGAGCGATAGCAACCGGCCTCCTTGCGCTAAAAATTCCTGTCCCTCTGACGACAGTTCAGTGGGCAGATCGACATTATTACCTTCCGAAAGAGTCATCTTACACCCCGGGGCGGTGGGAAACACTGCCGTTTCAGGTTGCCATCATGAACAGCATGGGGAATGACCGGATCCGCACTGTTAATCTGATTAAATCTGCCCGTGTTGGTTATACAAAGATGTTGCTGGGAGTGGAGGCTTATTTTATTGAGCATAAATCACGCAACAGCCTTCTTTTCCAGCCCACGGATTCTGCTGCTGAAGATTTTATGAAATCTCATGTGGAACCCACGATCAGGGATGTGCCGGTTTTACTCGATCTTGCACCGTGGTTTGGGCGTAAACATCGTGATAATACCCTCACGCTGAAACGTTTTTCATCGGGCGTGGGCTTCTGGTGCCTGGGCGGGGCTGCCGCTAAAAACTACCGTGAAAAATCCGTGGACGTGGTCTGCTATGACGAACTTTCCTCGTTCGAACCGGATGTCGAAAAAGAGGGTTCGCCAACCCTGCTTGGGGATAAACGTATTGAGGGCTCTGTATGGCCCAAATCCATTCGCGGCTCGACGCCTAAAATCAAAGGCACCTGCCAGATCGAAAAAGCGGCCAACGAGTCGGCGCATTTCATGCGTTTTTATGTGCCCTGCCCACACTGTGGGGAGGAGCAGTATCTGAAATTTGGCGATGAATCCACGCCTTTTGGCCTTAAATGGGAGAAGGACAGCCCCGAAAGCGTTTTCTACCTCTGTGAACATCATGGCTGCGTGATCCATCAGTCTGAGCTTGACCAGAGCAACGGGCGGTGGATCTGTGAAAACACGGGGATGTGGACCCGTGACGGTCTGACGTTTTTCAGCGCCGCGGATAATGAAATTCCGCCGCCGCGCTCCATCACGTTCCATATCTGGACGGCGTACAGTCCGTTCACCACCTGGGTACAGATAGTCTATGACTGGCTGGATGCACTGAAAGATCCCAACGGCCTGAAAACCTTTGTGAACACCACGCTGGGCGAGACCTGGGAAGAGGCCGTGGGCGAAAAACTCGATCACCAGGTACTGATGGATAAGGTCGTGCATTACACGGCGGCGGTGCCAGCCCGGGTGGTTTATCTGACGGCGGGCATTGACTCGCAGCGAAACCGTTTTGAGATGTATGTCTGGGGATGGGCACCGGGAGAGGAAGCTTTTCTGGTGGATAAAATCATCATTATGGGCCGTCCCGATGAGGAAGAGACGCTGTTACGTGTGGATGCGGCGATCAACAAAAAATACTGCCATGCAGACGGAACCGAAATGACCATTTCCCGTGTCTGCTGGGACACCGGGGGGATCGATGGTGAAATTGTCTATCAGAGGTCAAAAAAACACGGTGTTTTCCGGGTGCTGCCGGTAAAAGGCGCATCTGTCTATGGCAAGCCGGTGATCACCATGCCGAAAACCCGCAATCAGCGGGGCGTGTATCTGTGTGAAGTGGGGACGGACACCGCAAAAGAAATTCTCTATGCCCGTATGAAAGCCGATCCCACGCCTGCGGATGAAGCCACGTCGTATGCCATCCGTTTTCCTGATGATCCGGAGATTTTTTCGCAGACAGAGGCGCAGCAACTGGTCGCGGAAGAGCTTGTGGAGAAGTGGGAAAAAGGAAAGATGCGTCTGCTGTGGGATAACAAAAAGCGGCGTAACGAAGCGCTGGACTGCCTGGTGTATGCCTATGCGGCATTACGTGTGTCCGTGCAACGCTGGCAGCTTGATCTGGCTGTACTGGCAAAATCCCGGGAAGAAGAGACGACCCGGCCAACCCTTAAAGAACTGGCAGCGAAGCTGTCCGGAGGAGTGAATGGTTACAGTCGCTGAACTACAGGCGCTGCGTCAGGCGCGCCTTGATTTATTAACCGGTAAACGGGTGGTGTCTGTCCAGAAAGATGGTCGCAGAATTGAATATACGGCGGCTTCTCTGGATGAGCTTAACCGGGCGATCAATGATGCGGAGTCGGTACTGGGGACAACCCGACGTCGCCGTCGTCCGCTGGGAGTGAGGTTATGAAACGAACGCCTGTCCTGATTGATGTGAACGGCGTTCCGCTTCGTGAGAGTCTCAGCTACAACGGGGGCGGCGCAGGATTTGGCGGGCAAATGGCGGAGTGGTTGCCACCGGCGCAGAGTGCCGATGCAGCCCTGCTGCCTGCGTTGCGTCTGGGGAATGCCCGGGCAGATGATCTGGTGCGCAATAACGGGATAGCGGCTAATGCGGTGGCCCTGCATAAGGATCATATTGTCGGGCATATGTTTCTGATCAGCTACCGTCCGAACTGGCGCTGGCTGGGGATGCGGGAGACTGCGGCAAAAAGTTTTGTCGATGAGGTGGAGGCGGCCTGGTCGGAATACGCCGAAGGGATGTTTGGCGAGATCGACGTGGAAGGGAAACGCACGTTTACGGAATTTATCCGTGAAGGTGTGGGCGTTCATGCGTTTAACGGCGAAATCTTTGTGCAGCCGGTCTGGGATACGGAGAGCACGCAACTGTTTCGTACGCGTTTTAAAGCCGTGAGTCCGAAACGGGTGGACACGCCAGGACACGGTATGGGGAACCGTTTTCTGCGGGCCGGTGTGGAGGTCGATCGATATGGCCGTGCCGTTGCGTACCATATCTGTGAGGATGATTTTCCGTTCTCCGGGAGTGGACGATGGGAACGGATCCCGCGTGAACTTCCCACCGGGCGTCCGGCCATGCTGCATATTTTCGAGCCGGTGGAGGACGGGCAGACCCGTGGGGCCAATCAGTTTTACAGCGTAATGGAACGGCTGAAGATGCTCGATTCCCTGCAGGCAACACAGCTTCAGTCGGCCATAGTGAAGGCGATGTATGCAGCGACGATTGAAAGTGACCTTGATACCGAAAAGGCCTTTGAATATATCGCCGGTGCGCCGCAGGGGCAGAAGGATAATCCGCTTATTAATATTCTGGATAAGTTCTCCACCTGGTATGACACGAATAGCGTGACGCTGGGCGGTGTCAAAATTCCGCACCTTTTCCCCGGTGATGATCTGAAACTTCAGACCGCGCAGGATTCAGACAATGGATTTTCGGCGCTTGAACAGGCGCTGCTGCGGTATATCGCCGCCGGTCTTGGCGTTTCCTACGAACAGTTGTCCCGTGATTACTCGAAGGTCAGTTATTCAAGTGCCCGCGCATCCGCCAATGAGTCGTGGCGCTATTTTATGGGGCGGCGAAAATTTATTGCGTCCCGGCTGGCCACGCAGATGTTTTCCTGCTGGCTGGAAGAGGCACTTCTTCGGGGGATTATTCGTCCGCCACGGGCACGTTTTGATTTTTATCAGGCGCGATCAGCCTGGTCACGGGCTGAGTGGATTGGAGCCGGAAGAATGGCCATTGACGGGCTCAAGGAGGTTCAGGAATCAGTGATGCGCATTGAGGCCGGACTGAGCACGTATGAGAAAGAGCTGGCGCTGATGGGCGAGGATTATCAGGACATTTTCCGCCAGCAGGTCAGGGAATCTGCAGAGCGGGAAAAAGCCGGACTCTCACATCCGGTGTGGATAGCGCAGGCGTATCAGCAGCAGATAGCGGAGAGTCGCAGGCCGGAAGAGGAGACAACACCACGTGAGACGTAATCTTTCACACATTATTGCCGCAGCATTCAATGAACCGCTGCTTCTGGAGCCCGCCTATGCGCGGGTTTTCTTTTGCGCGCTCGGGCGCGAGATGGGGGCAGCAAGTCTTTCGGTACCACAACAGCAGGTACAGCTTGATGCTCCCGGAATGCTGGCTGAAACGGACGAGTACATGGCCGGAGGTAAACGACCGGCCCGTGTTTACCGGGTGGTGAACGGTATTGCTGTACTGCCGGTGACCGGCACGCTGGTGCACCGGCTGGGCGGTATGCGGCCATTTTCCGGAATGACAGGCTATGACGGCATTGTCGCCTGTCTTCAGCAGGCAATGGCAGATAGCCAGGTGCGGGGCGTACTGCTGGACATTGACAGTCCTGGCGGGCAGGCCGCCGGCGCGTTTGACTGCGCTGACATGATTTACCGCCTCCGTCAGCAGAAGCCGGTCTGGGCACTGTGCAATGACACGGCCTGTTCTGCAGCCATGCTGCTGGCGTCGGCCTGCTCCCGACGGCTGGTTACCCAGACATCCCGTATCGGCTCCATTGGCGTGATGATGAGCCATGTCAGCTATGCCGGTCATCTGGCGCAGGCCGGGGTGGATATCACGCTGATTTATGCCGGGGCGCACAAGGTGGATGGCAATCAGTTTGAAGCTTTACCGGCAGAGGTGCGTCAGGACATGCAGCAGCGGGTTGATGCGGCGCACCGGATGTTTGCCGAAAAAGTGGCGATGTATACGGGGCTGTCTGTGGAAGCTGTCACGGGGACAGAGGCTGCCGTTTTTGAAGGTCAGTCCGCTATTAAGGCCGGACTGGCGGATGAATTAATCAATGCGTCGGATGCCATCAGCGTGATGGCTGCGGCGCTGAACACTCATGATACAGGAGGCACTATGCCGCAATTAACTGCAACGGAAGCTGCCGCGCAGGAGAACCAGCGAGTGATGGGGATCCTGACGTGTCAGGAAGCGAAAGGACGTGAACAGCTTGCCACGATGCTGGCAGGACAACAGGGCATGAGCATTGAACAGGCCCGGGCGATTCTGGCCGCGGCGGCACCACAGCAGCCGGTGGCATCCGCGCAGAGTGAAGCCGATCGCATTATGGCGTGTGAAGAAGCGAAAGGTCGTGAACAACTGGCGGCAACGCTGGCGGCGATGCCGGAGATGACGGTGGAAAAAGCCCGCCCGATCCTCGCTGCCTCACCGCAGGCGAATGCCGGGCCCTCACTTCGTGATCAGATCATGGCCCTGGATGAGGCAAAAGGGGCAGAAGCGCAGGCTGAAAAACTGGCGGCCTGCCCGGGAATGACCGTGGAGAACGCCCGGGCTGTGCTGGCTGCGGGATCAGGTAAGGCCGAACCGGTCTCTGCATCCACAACCGCCTTGTTTGAACATTTCATGGCGAATCATTCACCGGCAGCGGTGCGGGGTGGCGTGTCACAGACGTCAGCAGACGGTGATGCGGACGTGAAAATGCTCATGGCCATGCCATGAAGTCAGTGCTGACCATCAATATGAGGTTTTAACAAAATGGTGACGAAAACCATCACTGAACAGCGTGCGGAAGTACGTATTTTTGCCGGTAATGATCCGGCTCATACCGCCACAGGCAGCAGCGGGATTTCTTCTGCAACACCGGCTCTGACGCCCCTGATGCTGGATGAAGCCACCGGGAAACTGGTGGTCTGGGATGGACAGAAAGCCGGTAGTGCGGCTGGCATACTGGTACTGCCGCTTGAAGGCACAGAGACGGTGCTGACCTATTACAAGTCGGGGACCTTTGCGACGGAGGCAATCCGCTGGCCTGAACGTGTGGATGAACACAAAAAGGCAAACGCCTTTGTCGGCACAGCCCTGAGTCACGCGGCGCTGCCGTAACACGTTATCAGGCCACTGCGTTGGCCTGACTGATTTCTTAATGAAAGGAACTGATTTATGGGATTGTTTACGACCCGCCAGTTACTCGGTTATACCGAACAAAAAGTGAAATTTCGTGCGCTGTTTCTGGAACTGTTTTTCCGCCGTACGGTGAATTTCCATACCGAAGAGGTGATGCTGGACAAAATTACCGGAAAAACGCCGGTGGCAGCCTATGTCTCCCCGGTTGTTGAAGGAAAAGTGCTGCGTCATCGTGGTGGTGAAACCCGCGTGTTACGTCCGGGCTACGTCAAGCCCAAACACGAATTTAATTACCAGCAGGCGGTTGAGCGCCTTCCTGGTGAAGATCCGGCTCAGCTGAACGACCCGGCCTACCGTCGTCTGCGTATCATTACCGATAACCTCAAACAGGAAGAGCACGCCATTGTCCAGGTGGAAGAAATGCAGGCGGTGAATGCCGTGCTGTATGGCAAATACACCATGGAAGGGGATCAGTTTGATACTGTCGAGGTGGATTTCGGGCGCTCTGAAGGAAATAACATTGAGCAGGCTGACGGTAAAAAATGGTCTGAGCAGGACCGTGATACGTTTGATCCGACGCATGATATTGACCTCTACTGCGATCAGGCCAGCGGCCTTGTGAATATCGCCATTATGGACGGTACGGTCTGGCGTCTGCTGAATGGCTTTAAGCTGTTCCGCGAAAAACTGGATACCCGTCGCGGCTCAAATTCACAACTCGAAACGGCAGTGAAAGATCTGGGCGCAGTGGTGTCCTTCAAGGGGTATTACGGCGATCTGGCCATTGTGGTGGCGAAAACGTCTTATGTGGCAGAGGACGGTACCGAAAAACGTTATCTGCCGGAGGGCATGCTGGTGCTGGGGAATACGGCGGCAGAGGGGATTCGTTGCTATGGTGCCATTAAGGATGCACAGGCGTTGTCTGAAGGAGTGGTGGCTTCTTCCCGTTACCCGAAACACTGGCTGACCGTGGGCGATCCGTCCTGTGAATTCACCATGACGCAGTCCGCTCCGCTGATGGTGCTGCCGGATCCGGATGAGTTTGTGGTGGTACAGGTGAAATAATCCGTGAGCGGGGGCGAAATGCCCCCGTGTCTTTTTTCACAGGAGGCTGAGATGGCAACAAAAGAAGAAAATCTGAATCGTCTTCGTCAACTGGCTGACCTGCTGGGGCGCGAGGCGGATATGTCGGGGAGTGCTGCGGATATTGCTCAACGTGTGTCTGAGTGGGAAGAGGAGCTTGCTGTTTCCCCGGAGGGCATTATGCACTCTGATGAGAGCGGGGCTGATCAAAATCACACAGACGATGGTGAGCAGTTGAACAACACGGATGCTCCGGATGATGTTAAAGCCGTCCGGGTACGGAAGTGCCTGCAAGTAATGGGGTATTGCCCGGAGACAGGTCGTCCCGTTGAGCTGGCGTTACGGGGGATGCGTGTTCTGGTGCCATCATCACTGGCAACGGCCATGATACAGCACGGAACGGCTGAATATGCGTGATTTTCAGAATGCCTTTGATGCTGCCCTCGCCGGGGTAGACAGTACGATCGTTGAAGTGATGGGGCTCTGTGCGCAGTTCACCTCGGGGGCACAGTGTGGCAGCGAAGTTCAGGGGGTTTTTGACGATCCGGAGTCGCTGGGGTTTGCCGGTGGCGGGGTCCGTATTGAAGGAAGCAGCCCGTCATTATTTGTGCGGACGGATACGGTTCGTGCCGTGCGGCGTGGTGACACGCTGACCATTAATGGTGAGATATTCTGGGTGGATCGTGTTTCTCCGGATGACGGGGGCAGCTGTTATCTCTGGCTCAACCGTGGTCAACCACCCGCAGTTAACCGGCGACGATAAACGCAGGGTGAAATTATGGCGATAAAAGGGCTTGATCAGGCGATTGACAATCTGAGCCGGGTTCGTAAAAACGCCATTCCGGCGGCTTCAGCAATGGCCATTAACCGCGTGGCCACAACGGCGATTAATCAGTCTTCATCACAGGTTGCCCGGGAGACAAAGGTTCGCCGGAAACTGGTTAAGGAACGGTCCAGACTGAAACGGGCGACGGTCAGAAATCCGAATGCCAGAATTATCGTTAACCGCGGTGATCTCCCTGTGATTAAGCTGGGGATCAGGATGCTGGGGCGTCGCCCGAACAGCATACTTAAAGCCGGTCAGCATCGTTATCAGCGGGCATTTATCCAGCGATTAAATAATGGGCGCTGGCATGTTATGCAACGTCTTCCCCAGGCCAGATATGAGGAGGGCAATGACGACAAGGGAAGGAAAAAGCGTAATCGCCTTCCCATTCAGGTGGTGAAAATCCCGATGGCGGCCCCACTGAAACAGGCATTTGATGAGAATGTTGACCGTATCCGGCGTGAACGCCTGCCTAAAGAACTGGCATACGCGCTGAAACAACAACTGAGGATTGCGATAAAACGATGAAACACACTGACATTCGTGCCGCAGTGCTGGATGCACTCGAGCAGCATGAACACGGGGCGACGCTGTTTGATGGTCGCCCCGTTGTTTTTGACGAAGAGGATTTTCCTGCGATCGCGGTTTATCTGACGGATGCAGAGTATACCGGTGAAGAGCTGGATGCAGATACCTGGCGGGCCACACTGCATATTGAGGTGTTTTTACCGGCACAGGTACCTGATTCGGAGCTCGATCAGTGGATGGAAAGCCGGATTTATCCGGCGATGACTGCGATCCCTGCACTGGCAGGACTGATTACCACGATGGTTACGCAGGGCTATGAGTATCGTCGTGATGACGATATGGCGTTATGGAGCTCTGCAGATCTGACTTATTCCATTACATACGAGATGTGAGGACGATATGGCAACACCAAATCCCCTGGAGCCAGTAAAAGGTGCCGGTACCACTCTGTGGGTTTACAACGGCAAGGGTGATGCTTATGCAAACCCGTTGTCAGACGCTGACTGGCAGCGACTGGCTAAGGTGAAGGATCTGACGCCGGGCGAGATGACGGCAGAATCCTACGATGATAACTACCTGGATGATGAAGACGCAGACTGGACCGCGACCGGGCAGGGGCAGAAATCTGCAGGTGATACCAGTTTTACGCTGGCCTGGAAACCGGGAGAGGAAGGTCAGAAAGGGCTTATAGGCTGGTTTGAAAGCGGCGATGTCCGGGCCTATAAAATCCGTTTTCCGAATGGCACGGTGGATGTGTTTCGTGGCTGGGTCAGCAGTATCGGTAAGGCCGTGACGGCGAAAGAAGTGATCACCCGCACGGTGAAAGTCACTAACGTGGGTAAACCTTCTGTAGCGGAAGAACGCAGCAAAATTACGCCGGTCAGTGCGATTAAGGTGACGCCTACATCCGGTACGGTGGCAAAAGGGAAAACAACCACCCTGACGGTTTCTTTTGAGCCGGAAAGTGCAACCGACAAGACGTTCAGAGCGGTTTCCGCCGATCCGTCGAAAGCCACCATTAGTGTGAAAGATATGACAATTACGGTAAACGGCGTGGCGACAGGTAAGGTGCAGATCCCTGTGGTGAGCGGAAATGGTCAGTTCGCCGCAGTGGCTGAAGTCACCGTTACTGAAGCGGGCGCTGCAGGGTAAACGGAGGTAATACATGTTTCTGAAAACAGAACAATTTGAATATAACGGTGTGTCTGTCACGCTTTCCGAATTGTCTGCGCTGCAGCGTATCGAGCATCTTGCCCTTCTGAAACGGCGTGCAGAACAGGCAGAATCCAGCGGCAACCTGCAGGTAAGCGTGGAAGATCTCGTCAGAACCGGCGCGTTTCTGGTGGCGATGTCCCTGTGGCATAACCATCCACAGAAAACGCAGTCACCGTCAATGAATGAGGCCGTGATGAAGATAGAGCAGGAAGTGCTCACCACCTGGCCTGCCGATGCCATTGCCCGGGCGGAAGACGTGGTGTTGTGCCTGTCCGGGATGATCGAAGCTGTTCGTCCGGATACTGATATTACTGAAGTGGCGAAAAATAACACGCTGACTGATGATGATTTTTCTGCGGGAAAGTCTTCGACGGCGAGCTGAACTTTGCCCTCAGACTGGCGCGTGAGATGGGGAGACCCGACTGGCGCGCCATGCTTGCCGGGATGACATCCACCGAATATGCCGACTGGCGACGTTTTTACCGCACGCATTATTTTCACGATACCCAGCTGGATATGCATTTTTCCGGGCTGACGTACGCCGTACTCAGCCTGTTTTTATACGATCCGGATATGCATCCCTCGGATTTCAGTCTGCTTGTCCCCCGGCGTGAGGAAGCGCAGACGGAGAGGCCGGATGAGGAAGACATGCTGATGCAGAAAGCGGCAGGACTTGCCGGAGGCGTCCGGTTCGGCGGGGAGGGCGGGGGCGATATTTCACCTTCTGCGGATGTGGTGGATGTCAGCGAGGATGATGTCGCATTAATGATGGCTTCTGCGGGGATTTCCGGAGGTGTGAGATATGTCCCAGCCGGTTGGTGATCTTGTTATTGACCTGAGTCTGGATGCGGTCCGTTTCGATGAGCAGATGACCCGCGTAAGGCGTCATTTTTCAGGACTGGAGACTGACGCCAGAAAAACCGCCAGTGCTGTTGAGCAGGGGCTGAGCCGTCAGGCGCTGGCTGCACAAAAAGCCGGGATGTCCGTCGGGCAGTATAAAGCGGCCATGCGAACCCTGCCTGCACAGTTTACGGATATCGCCACGCAGCTTGCCGGTGGTCAGAATCCCTGGCTGATCCTGCTGCAACAGGGCGGTCAGGTGAAGGACTCCTTCGGCGGGATGATCCCCATGTTCAGGGGGCTCGCCGGTGCGATCACCCTGCCGATGGTCGGGGTCACCTCGCTGGCGGTGGCGACAGGTGCGCTGGTGTACGCCTGGTACCAGGGAGATTCCACGCTTTCAGCGTTTAATAAAACCCTGGTTCTTTCCGGTAATCAGTCCGGACTGACTGCCGATCGTATGCTGACTCTCTCAAGAGCCGGGCAGGCAGCAGGGCTGACGTTTAACCAGGCGAGAGAGTCACTGGCAGCCCTGGTCAGTGCCGGTGTGCGTGGTGGTGAACAGTTTGATGCCATTAACCAGAGTGTGGCGCGTTTTGCGTCTGCCTCCGGTGTGGAGGTGGACAAGGTTGCAGAGGCTTTCGGAAAACTGACCACCGACCCGACGTCGGGGCTGACTGCGATGGCACGCCAGTTCCGCAACGTGACGGCAGAGCAGATTGCGTATGTTGCTCAGCTGCAGCGTTCCGGAGACGAGGCCGGTGCCTTACAGGCGGCGAACGATATTGCCACGAAAGGCTTTGATGAGCAGACCCGCCGCCTGAAAGAGAACATGGGGACGCTGGAAACCTGGGCGGATAAAACAGGGAAGGCGTTCAAATCGATGTGGGATGCCATTCTGGATATCGGTCGTCCGGAATCTTCTGCGGACATGCTCGCCAGTGCGCAGAAGGCATTTGATGAGGCGGATAAAAAATGGCAGTGGTACCAGAGCCGGAGCCAGCGCCGCGGTAAAACCGCCTCGTTCCGGGCCAACCTTCAGGGTGCATGGGATGACCGGGAAAATGCCCGTCTGGGGCTGGCGGCGGCAACGCTGCAGTCGGATATGGAAAAAGCCGGTGAACTGGCGGCAAGGGACCGGGCTGAGCGTAAGGCGTCACAGCTGAAGTATACCGGAGAGGCGCAGAAGGCGTATGAGCGCCTGCAGACGCCGCTGGATAAATATACCGCCCGTCAGAAAGAGCTGAATAAGGCCCTGAAAGACGGAAAAATCCTGCAGGCGGATTACAACACGCTGATGGCGTCGGCAAAAAAGGATTATGAATCGACGCTGAAAAAGCCGTCAGGTGTGAAGGTGTCTGCCGGTGAGCGTCAGGAAGACCGGGCGCATGCAGCCCTGCTGGCGCTTGAAACTGAGCTCCGGACGCTGGAGAAGCACAGCGGTGCGAATGAGAAAATCAGCCAGCAGCGCCGTGATTTATGGAAAGCGGAAAGTCAGTATGCGGTCCTGAAAGAGGCCGCAACGAAACGGCAGTTATCCGGGCAGGAAAAATCCCTGCTGGCTCATGAGAAAGAAACGCTGGAGTACAAACGCCAGCTGGCTGAGCTGGGCGACAAGGTGGAGCACCAGAAACGCCTGAATGAACTTGCACAGCAGGCAGCACGGTTTGAAGAGCAACAGAGCGCGAAGCAGGCCGCCATCAGCGCAAAAGCCCGCGGTCTCACTGACCGTCAGGCGCAGCGGGAGTCTGAAGCGCAGCGTCTTCGTGACATGTATGGCGGTAATCCGCAGGCGCTGGCCCGGGTCACCGGGGCACTGAAACAGACATGGGCGGATGAAGACATGCTGCGCGGTGACTGGCTGGCCGGGCTGAAGTCCGGCTGGGGCGAGTGGGCGGAAAGTGCGACGGACAGTTTTTCGCAGGTTAAAAGTGTGGCCACGCAGACCTTTGACGGTATTGCACAGAATATGGCGGCGATGCTGACCGGCAGTGAACAGAACTGGCGGGGATTCACCCGTTCGGTGCTGTCCATGATGACAGAAATCCTGCTTAAACAGGCCATGGTGGGCATTGTCGGGCGTATCGGCAGCGCCATCGGGGGAGCCATTGGTGGTGCTGGCGCATCCGCTTCCACGGGGACAGCCATTCAGGCTGCGGCAGCGAACTTTCATTTTGCGACCGGCGGATTTACGGGCACGGGCGGCAAATATGAGCCTGCGGGGATAGTTCACCGCGGGGAGTTTGTCTTCACGAAGGAGGCAACCAGCCGGATAGGTGTGGGGAATCTTTACCGCCTGATGCGCGGCTATGCGGAAGGTGGTTATGTGGGTGGTGCCGGAAGTCCGGCGCAGATGCGGCGGGCGGAAGGTATTAATTTTAATCAGAACAATCACGTGGTGATTCAGAACGACGGTATCAACGGACAGGCGGGGCCGCAGCTGATGAAGGCGGTGTATGACATGGCCCGCAAGGGGGCGCAGGATGAGCTCCGGCTGCAGTTGCGTGATGGCGGTATGTTATCAGGGAGCGGGCGATGAAAACCTTTCGCTGGAAAGTGAAGCCGGATATGGAGGTGAACTCGCAGCCGTCGGTGCGTGAAGTGCGTTTTGGTGACGGGTACTCACAGCGTATGGCGGCAGGGCTGAATGCTGACCTGAAAACATACCGGGTGATGCTTTCCGTGAGCCGGGAGGAGGCCCGGCATCTGGAAGCGTTCCTGGCAGAGCACGGGGGCTGGAAGGCATTTTTGTGGAAGCCACCCTATGCATACCGGCAGATAAAGGTGACCTGTGCCGGGTGGTCTGCGCGGGTCGGGATGTTGCGCGTTGAGTTCAGCGCGGAGTTTAAGCAGGTGGTGAACTGATGCAGGATATTCACGAAGAAAGCCTGAACGAGTCGGTTAAGTCAGAGCAGTCACCGCGGGTGGTGCTCTGGGAAATCGACCTGACGTTGCAGGGCGGTGAGCGGTATTTTTTCTGCAATGAGCTGAATGAAAAAGGGGAGCCGGTGACCTGGCAGGGGCGTGAATATCAGGCCTACCCGATTGAGGGCAGCGGCTTTGAGATGAACGGAAAGGGCAGCAGTGCCCGCCCGTCGCTGACGGTGTCCAATCTGTTTGGCCTTGCCACCGGGATGGCGGAGGATTTGCAGAGCCTGGTGGGGGCCACGGTGGTCCGTCGCCGGGTGTATGCGCGTTTTCTGGATGCGGTGAACTTTGTGGCAGGCAATCCTGAGGCAGACCCGGAGCAGGAGCTGACGGACCGCTGGGTGGTGGAGCAGATGTCAGCGCTGACGGCCATGACGGCCTCGTTTGTGCTGGCGACACCGACGGAGACGGACGGTGTGCTGTTTCCCGGTCGCATCATGCTGGCGAACACCTGTATGTGGGATTACCGGGGCGATGAATGCGGGTATAACGGTCCGGCAGTGGCGGATGAGTTCGACAACCCCACCACGGATATCCGGAAGGACAGATGCAGTAAATGCATGCGCGGGTGTGAGATGCGCGGCATGGTGGCTAATTTCGGCGGTTTCCTTTCCATTAATAAACTTTCGCAGTAAATCCCGTTTTATGACACAGACTGAATCAGTGATTCTGGCGCATGCCCGGCGGTGTGCGCCTGCGGAGTCGTGCGGCTTCGTGATAAGCACCCCGGAGGGCGAACGGTACCAGTCCTGCGTGAATATCTCCGCAGAGCCGGAGGCGTATTTTCGTATTGCGCCGGAAGACTGGCTGCAGGCACAGATGCAGGGGGAGATTGTGGCGCTGGTCCACAGTCATCCCGCTGGTCTGCCCTGGCTGAGCGAGGCGGACCGGCGGCTGCAGATAAAGAGTGCCCTGCCCTGGTGGCTGGTCTGCCGGGGTGAAATTCACCGGTTCCGCTGTGTGCCGCACCTGACCGGACGGCGCTTTGAACACGGTGTGACGGACTGTTACACCCTGTTCCGGGATGCATACCATCTGGCGGGGATTGAGATGCCGGATTTTCACCGCGAGGATGACTGGTGGCGCAACGGCCAGAACCTGTACCTGGACAATATGGAGGCCACCGGCTTTTGCCGGGTGTCCCTGTCCTCTGCACAGGCAGGCGATATCCTGCTGTGCTGCTTTGGCGCATCGGTGCCGAATCATGCCGCCATTTACTGTGGCAACGGTGAGCTGCTTCACCATATACCTGAACAACTGAGTAAACGGGAGAGGTATTCAGAGAAATGGCAACGACGAACGCATTCTGTCTGGCGTCACCGCCACTGGTCCGCATCTGCCTTCACGGGGATTTACAACGATTTGGTCGCCGCATCAGCCTGTATGTGAACACGGCAGCGGAGGCCATCCGTGCCCTGTCGCTGCAGGTGCCGGGATTCCGCTGTCAGATGAACGAAGGCTGGTATCAGATACGTATTGCCGGTGAGGATACCGCGCCGGAGGCGGTGTATGCCCGTCTTCATGAACCGCTGAGCGGGAGGGCCGTGATTCATATTGTACCGAGGCTGGCAGGGGCCGGGGGAAATGGTGTTTTTCAGGTGGTGCTGGGGGCTGCAGCCATCGTGGGCTCTTTCTTCACCGCCGGTGCAACGATGGCGTTGTGGGGCGCAGCCCTGAGTGCCGGAGGGCTGACTGCCACCACGATGCTGTTCTCACTGGGTGCCAGCATGATACTGGGTGGTGTGGCCCAGATGCTGGCCCCGAAGGCAAAGACGCCGGAGTACAAAAGCACGGATAACGGCAGACAGAACACGTATTTTTCGTCACTGGACAACATGATTGCTCAGGGGAATCCGGTGCCGGTGCCTTACGGTGAAATGCTGGTTGGTTCACGACGGATATCCCAGGACATCAGCACCCGTGATGAGGGCGGTGACGGGAAAGTGGTGGTTATCGGGCGGGGATGAAAATAAAAAAATCCCGCAGTGTTCGGCGCCTGCGGGAAGAGATACGAAGATTAACTTTAAGGAATTTTTCATTATTCTGGCAGATGAACTGTAACGCAGCGTGATTATGAGCACTACAGTCAGTGTGCGGAAATGTGAATAAACTCAGAATTTTTATTCACGGGAAGGGAGGGGCCGGATATCGGTGGCAGAGGACAGAAGGCATCATGCCGGGTTCAGGGGATAAAAAAATCCCGCAGTACTCCGTGCTGCGGGAAGAGAACGATGTTGACTAACCTGTTGGCGTTTTATTTTTATTGACCCGAAGAAACTGTAACCTGCCGGAATGCACTCTGCCACGGAGAATGACTGAAAATGTGAAGAAAATCAGAGTTTTTATTTATCCCGTACATTCGTCTCTGGCGACAGAGTGGCGTCAGTAATGTCCGTGATACTGAGGGGGGAATTAAAAAATCTCCCGTAATACACCTGGATATTGACGGGAGAAACGAATAGTCACCTTAAGGAGTAGTTTTGATTATTGCCTGTAATCAGCGGGCGAATTGTAACGTATGGTGATTATGAGTGCCACAGGTAATTTGCAGAAATGTGAATAAATTCAGAATTTTTATTCACAGGAAGGGGCTGCGGGATATCGGTGGCAGAGGACAGAAAATATCAGGCCGGGTTTAAGGGATAAAAAAATCCCGCAGAGTCAGCGGAGCTGCGGGAGAGAACGATGAAGATTAACGTTATGGAGTTATTTTTCAGGCATCAAAAAAGTAACGCAGCGTCATTATTGCGGCTACAGGCAATTTGCAGAAATGTGAAGAATTTCAGAAATTTTATTCCGTCATGACACAGGCACCCTCCGGGGTGCCTGTTGTTTTTGGGCATAAACAGATTCAGACATCAGACATCAGACAGGAGAGGGGGACAGAGTGGGTAAAGGGGGCGGCAAGGGGCACACACCGCGTGAGGCGAAGGACAATCTCAAATCCACGCAGATGATGAGCGTGATTGATGCCATTGGTGAGGGACCGGTGGAAGGTCCGGTGAAGGGACTGCAGAGTATTCTGGTGAACAAAACCCCGCTGACGGACACGGACGGTAATCCCGTGATACACGGTGTGACCGCCGTCTGGCGTGCCGGGGAGCAGGAGCAGACACCGCCGGAAGGCTTTGAGTCCTCCGGGGCAGAAACCGCACTGGGTGTGGAGGTGACGAAGGCAAAGCCGGTGACGCGCACCATCACGTCAGCGAACATTGACCGTCTGCGGGTCACCTTCGGGGTGCAGTCACTGGTGGAGACCACCTCAAAGGGTGACCGTAATCCCTCTTCTGTCCGCCTGCTGATTCAGCTTGAGCGTAACGGTAACTGGGTGACGGAGAAGGATGTCACCATTAACGGCAAGACCACCTCGCAGTACCTGACGTCGGTGATTCTGAATAATCTCCCTGAGCGCCCCTTTAATATCCGGATGGTCAGGGTGACGGCGGACAGCACCACGGACCAGCTGCAGAACAGAACGCTGTGGTCGTCATACACCGAAATCATCGATGTGAAACAGTGCTACCCGAACACGGCCATTGTGGGGCTGCAGGTGGATGCGGAGCAGTTCGGTGGCCAGCAGATGGTGGTGAACTACCATATCCGCGGCCGCATCATTCAGGTGCCGTCAAACTATGACCCGGAAAAACGCACCTACAGCGGTATCTGGGACGGGAGTCTGAAACCGGCATACAGCAATAACCCGGCCTGGTGCCTGTGGGACATGCTGACCCACCCGCGCTACGGCATGGGAAAACGCCTGGGGGCGGCGGATGTGGACAAGTGGGCGCTGTAT